CAAGTTGAAGAGGTAGTTGAGCAAGTTGAAGAGGTAGTTGAACAAGTTGACACCCCCGAGGTTCCTCTAAAGTCCAGTTTTAGGAAGCTCAAGAGGGATGAGTTATACGATCTCGCAGTAGCACATGGTATTGATGTTCCAGAAGATGCTCCTAAGGGAGTAATCGTGGATATCTTGTGGCCTATTTTTTACGAGGAGTAATCCATGGTTGATGTTTGCAAATTCAACGAAGCTTATATCATAGACTGGATTCACAAAAAGCTAGGTGGACCAGCCGTATGTGTTGAGCTAGAAGAAACACAGCTAAAGCATATTATTGATGATGTTATGGAGCTTTTCCAAGAATATCGTCCTAAGGAGCTTTATATCGGTGGGCAGTACCAGCGGGGGTACCACTATATAACTGCCCCAGATGAAGCTATTGGGGTTCTAGATGTTGAATTTGTACGTCAAGATTACCAGTCTTACGAAAGTATTGAGGGGGCATTGTTATATGACCCCTTCTACTTCCTTTCCGCTGGTGGAATTTCAGGTATTGATGTTCAAACTTACGATCTTGTTCGGCATTGGGTAGAGATTATCTCTAGAGAATTTGGTTCTGAAGAGGGTTACATTCTTCTAGATGATGGAAACTTATTCTTACAGGTGCCCGGAACGTTTAGCGTGACAATCAAATGGGCTATGCCTTGGGTGGGTTTGTGCGACCTTCATCGGCCTTATCAGCAGATTTTTCTGAAGTTGGCTCTTGCAAAGGCTATGGTTGTTTTGGGTAATATCCGAGGGAAGTTCTCTCAGGGTGTGCCTGGAGCCGGAGGTATGGTTTCTTTAGATGCAGATTACTTGCGTCAAACAGGAGAAGCAGAAGAGAAAGCATATATTGATGAATTAAAACGCATCAGCCCACATTTTATACCGAGTTTGGGATAACAACATGCCACTATTTACCTGTGAACAAGATCGTAAATTTTTGGAACGAATTAATGCAGAAATGTATCAATTGTACTTCCATAAAATTGACGTATTTAAACTTCATTTTAGAACAGAAACAAAAAATGATGTTTATCATGAAGATGTAAATAGGGATATCCCAAGTCAACCTACATATCGGGTAGAAGCTTACTGCAATGTTGCAGATAACGGTATTGCTTCTTTGTATAAACAAGGTCAACAAATTGAGCGTCAGTTATGGTTATATTTTAGTAGAAAATTATTAGAAGATGTTCTTAGTAGTATGGGGTTAGATAAATACGGGGATGTTCCAACCGATGGTGACGTTGTTCGGCTCCAGGATACTCTTTGGGAGATTATAACTGTTGACCCTGAAGGGTTTCATATGAATGATCGCCGTTTCCCATTTGATTACCAGGCGAATATTGTGCCTTGGCAAAGATCGACTATTCCTAAAGATGAAACTTATGAAGAATTTAGGCGGTATTAATGCCGTATAGTAAGAGTTTTTTATCTAAGGCTAGGAGCCTAATTCAAAAGGCGTTTAAAAAGGTTAGGATTAAACGAGAAAGCGATGAGAAGCCTTCTTTAGCAACTAGTCCACAGCTTATTTTAAACCCTAATAATGTAGGTTTATCTGGATTAGGACAGGATCTTGCCCAAGAATTTGCAGATGATTTAAAGGCTATTATAGAGCGTCAAATGATTTCTTGGATGCCGCTAAGTGGTCCTTATAAAGCTTATAAAAGACGTATGGGTTTAGACCCCAGGATTCTAATTGCTACTGGGCGGTATGTAAACTCCATACAACCTATAGAGCAGCCTGATGGAACATGGTTAGTTTCTGTGCCTGAAGAGCCTCTTCGTCCAGGAAGTCGATATACTTTAAGAGACTTAGCTCGGTGGCTAGAGTTTGGAACACAAAAGATGCCTGCTAGACCACATTGGCGTCCTGCAAGAAATATTTGGCGTACTAAGATTTATCAAATGAAGAGGCGGTTGCATTTCAATATGGTTCAGGAGTTACGTAAGCGAGGATACCAATGAGCGACCAACATTATAGTCCTGTCCCCGGTTTCGAGGGAGAAACAAGGCCCATTTCTAATGAGCGGGTAGAGAACTATGATGTTATCTTTCGGCATGATCATGCTTTGATGAACTATTTTACTTTCTGGATGCCCTTCAGAGATAAAACAACAAAAAACATGCGTGAACAGCTTGTTCCTATGGTGTTTGCTACGCCACGAAGAGAATGGTCGGAGAATGACTTCAACGCTAATGATGAAGAACGATACACCGCTATGACTTGGGAGGGAGAGTTTGAGCCTACTCAGTTAGAACGTATAGGGTACCCCTCTATTGCTGTAACTAGGCTCGACATAAGTTTTGATCAAGTTCGTTGGACCTATGCTCCTTGGCGTAGACTGCTTTATTCTAATGACTTGAATTTAATTATGGAGTCTAACTTTCCATTACCTTATAATTTTAGTTATCAATTTGATTTTTGGGTTCTAGAACAGGGACATTTAAACATCATGATGGAACAGTGGGCACGTAAATTCCCTAGACCGACTCATTGGCTGGATGTTCAATATCCTCCGCCATGGGGCGTGCAAACAGTTCATATGCAAGGAACCCCGGTATTCTCAAATACCTCTATCTTAGAGGGTGGAGAGCAACAAAGAGAGCTTAGAGGTGTTGCTACTGTTAATGTCTTTGGGTGGATTCCTCTTCCTCCAAGATGGGTACGAACAGTCCAGAAGGTAAGTCTTGATATGATTGATGATTTCTCACAAGAAATTCTTGAAACTTACGAGACTGAACGAGCCAGTAAACAGAAATTCTGGGAAACTGGAGATAAAGAGCAGGTGTTAGTATGGAAGTAAAAAGGGATAACACAGATAGAAGAACCCCCTCTGCCATTACAGTGGCTAAGAAACATGGGATTTCTTTATCTCGTCTCCGGAAGCAGCTTGCTATGGGAGCTAAGATCGAACGGGAGCATACTCATAGTGACTCCAAAGCAAGAGAGATTGCTCGTGATCATCTAGCTGAGATCCCAGACTACTACACTCGTTTAAAGAAGATGGAGAGGGAAGCAGGTGTAACTGAAGCGGTTAATACTAGAGCGCAATTAATGCATAAGTTGAGGAACATGAACCAAAGACCAATGTTTCCTAAGCAAAAGAACCGAAAAATACCCTATGTGCATCGTGCTACGGGATGGCAAGCATGGTTAGATATAACTCCGAATGAACAATATAAATCTCAGAAGCATGATCCTTTAATGCGAGCCCTACTAGGGATTAAGAAGGCTAAAAAAAAGCAGAAAGAACCGCTTTTTTCCCCACAACAAAAGTGGATACCTGAATCCTATATGGGTGACCCTTTTGAAAAGAAGCATCAAGAAAATAAACGTAGGTGGGGGAAAGATAAGAAAAAAGAAATCCATCGGTTTAAAAAAGAGACTAAGCGTCCTGATGTAAAAGAAGCTTGGGTAGACCCTCTAGAAGTGTTACACAATGCTAATAGAGCGCGAATTCTTCAAGGAGCCAAAGAAGGAAAGTATTGGCTCTTACGGTCAGAAGGCATAGAAGAAGCTCGTAAACCTTTAAAATATAAATATTCTACAGTATATAAGGATGCTACTTCAGCGTCTTCTGGAGGCGGTATGCGAGAAGATGAACGCGAATATATTATTAGGCGAATTATGGAAACGACTACCACGGGAGCTATTGGTGGTTACCCTAAACCCATGATGGGGGATCAGGGAGACCCAGCTTTTGGGGGTAGAAATCGGTTTACAAAGGAACAACTAGAGTTCGCAATTGCTAGATTATTAGGGGGAGGTAAGAAATCTCTCCACCCTAGGGTAATATAAATGATTTATTGTACGACTAATTGGAGGATCTGATGGATCGCTACCGTATAATTGGCAAGACGCAGCAGATAACTTCTATGTACTTAAAGGATAAGAAAACTAATATCCTTAAGCAGCATAGGATTATCCTCGGTAAGCAAGTAGAAGTGGACGAAGATGAACTGACTTTTCATGTAGCTAGGTTGCTAGCCAAGAAGCAGATTCAGCTTTTGAAACTTGGAGAAAAGCCTGAAGTTGTCACTTCTTTAGACTTCTTTTCAAATGCTTCCGGAGAAAGTTCTTTTGTTACTGAACAGACTCCTGGTGTAGGAGTTATTGAAACGCAATCATTAGAGGCGGTATCCCCCACACGACGACGCCGGGGGAGAAAAAAGAAGAGTTTATAAGACCTTTTTAGGAGGATAAGATTATGGCCGTTTATGTTTCCCCAGGTGTTTACGTTCGTGAAGTAGACCTATCACTGTATATTCCTGCACTGTCTACAACTATTGTAGGTATGGTTGGAACATCCAATAAGGGGCCGACTCAAGCACGTACCTATGTTACAAACCAACAGCAGTTTATTGATGTGTTTGGTGAGCCTGACCCCACTATTGGTTTTGAGACCTATGCAGCCCTTCAGTATCTGCGCCAAGGTCGCCAGCTTTGGTTCGTTCGTGTGACTGGACCGAGTGCCGCAGCCGCTGATCTAACGCTATTCTATGCAGAAGCCCAAACTCAGGAAACAGCGCACACTGGTCCTGACGGGGTACTTCTGACTTTTTCTAGCGCTGACGTTGATGGCGCTGTAATCGCCAATACTCCGATCCATCCGGGGTCTGTTCTGTTCACTGTAACTATTGGTGCTACAGAGTATGAAATCCCTGATGATGGCGAGGGCGTGCTTACTCTGACAGACCCAGGACTCACAGGGACAGTTACAGGTACTGTTGATTATGACACTGGTGCTTGGACACTTACTTTCGTTGCTGGTGATGAACCAGATGATACTACTGATATTTTGGTAGACTACGCTATTCCTTCGGCTGCTTTTGTTGTTGAAGCTCTTAGCGCTGGTGAGTGGGGCAACAACATTTCAGTCAATATTGAAGCAGGTACCCAGGGGTCTTCTTCTCGGGTGGTTGTTTTCTATGAAGGAAACGTTGTCGAGCGGTTTGACAGTGTAAACCTTGATGACACCAGCGAGCGGTTTATTGAAACTGTTATCAATGAGGCTTCAGATTTTATCACTGTTACACTGGCGGCTGGTTTAGCAGGGGGATCAACTGAGCTTCCTCTTGAGTTTATTACTCCAGAGCTTCTAACAGGTGGAACGACTGATGCTGCCAATATTACCCCAGCGGATATCATTGGTGAAGCTTGGGATACCGGGTTACAACAACCGACAGGTATGCAACTCTTTGCTTCCCCGGCTGCGGTAGACATTAACTTGCTTGCGGCTCCAGGGTGGTATGACATTGGTGTTGTTAACGCCATGATCCAACTTTGTGAGGCTCGTGCGGATTGTATGGCAATTGTTGACCCGCCAAACGATCTAACTCCGCAAGAAGTTGTAGACTGGCACAATGGACAGGGAGCTTGGGCAGGACAACATGCTGCTTTGAACAGTTCTTATGCAGCACTGTACTACCCGTGGGTTCGTGTGTATGACAACTATAATGCCAATTATGTGTATACCCCACCATCTGGGCACATCTTGGCCGTATATGCATATACCGACTACTCAACAGAAACTTGGTTCGCTCCGGCTGGTTTGACTCGTGGTCGTGTGATCTCGGGTGTGGATGTAGCCTACGGACCAACTCCTGGCGAGATGGATCTGCTGTACGGTGATGGCAACGCTGTGAACCCAATTGCTCGGTTTACAAAGGATGGCATCGTGGTTTGGGGACAACGTACCCTGCAACGTAAGCCAACCGCTCTTGACCGGGTTAACGTTCGACGGCTGATGTTGTATCTCCGCAAGGTACTGTCAACTTCTGTTCGTTACCTCGTTTTCGAGCCTAACGACGAGAAGACTTGGAATCTGTTTGGGCATCTTGTGGTGCCTTACCTTAACGAAGTTCGTCAACGGCGTGGTCTGTATGACTTCCGGGTAAAGTGCGACGAAACTACCAACACCCCGGCAGTGATTGACCGTAATGAACTTCACGCCCAAATCTTCTTGAAGCCTGTTAAGGCGGCTGAGTTTATCCAGGTTGACCTGGTTATTACTTCAACGGGTGCGAACTTTGACGAAGTTCTCTACTAGGCGGATTAAATGGGTAAGTATGTTAAAGATTGGCGGGAATTATCTCGGAAAAGTTACAAGCCTTTTCCGGTTAATACCCGCCCTATGGAGCCAGAAATTAAAGCTACTGCTGAAAAAGCCTATTTGAAAGCTTCCCCAGCGATCAAGAAAGCGCTTTTGAAGAAGTACTTAAAGCGGCGACAGGTAAAAGAATCTTTAGTTGAAATGAGGCTCCTCCCCAGAGACTACGCAAGGGTCCGAGCGGGGGAGCATCTTTCCCATCTAGAAAAATTTGCCTCAATGGGGAAAAACGTTGCACGTACAAGTAAACGAGACATCCGAGGACTTATAAAACAGCAAAAGATGCGTAGTGATGCCGATCCAAGAATGAGGGGAGCTAAGATTCTTGACAAATCCGGTCTCTATCACTATGTATCTTCAGACAAACAGAAGAAAGCAAAGTATTTTCTAGGTCGAGAACAACGGGCCAAACGGCTTCAAGCGGCTTATGCTAAAGACTTGAGCTATAAAATTGGAGCAGGAGCCCTCGGTGCCGCAGCTTTGAGTAAGGGGATGCGTGCGTTCTCTAATTGGCGAAACAAGGCGCGTAGGCCAATTTATCACCGGCAATATGACGTATACCCAGAACATGGGTATGCTGCTGTAGGCATTCAACCGTATAACCAGCCATATTATGATGAGCCAATGCAGAGATCTGGGCCTCCAACACATGTTCGGGCACAAATTGGTGGTGGAATTTATGAAGCTAAGGATTCTGCCCCACGACTTATAGTAAAGGCTCCTCGGTATAAAGCTCCGGCGGTAACTTACGCGGATATCATGGCACATAAAAAAGCTCGAAGAAAATATCGTAGAAATAGACTAATTATTCGGGGAGCATCTACTGTAGGAGGAGCAGCCTACGGAGCATTAGTAGGTAATATATACGGCCCCGCACTAGGGGGTCTGGCTCTAGCTAAAGCCGTAAGACCACTAACAAAGGTTCGACAAATCCCTGTTGTTAAAATAGATGCTACCCAACCGGGGCGACCCAAGGTTACATTTGGCCCAGAACGAGAAACAAGACGGATACTAAACCCAGATAAGGTAATGCATATTGCCCGTAATCTGAGGACGTATTCCACTTACGGGGGTGCCGCTATTGGGGGCACACTAGGTTTCTCGGGCGCTCCAAGTTCTGAGATGGTAGGAGCCTCTAAAAAAGTATTAAAATATGCTAAACAAGGGGAGAACTATCAAAGGAAAGAAGCGGAAGCGCGGGAAAAACATAAAAAAGAGTTAGCTCAATATGAACGACTTATGCAGAATTTATCTCAGTAGTAGACTTTATTTAAGGGATAGTTGATTTAGGAGGATTAACATGCCATTTTGGGAACCAATCGGATCTGATCTTTTGGGAGCTAAGCACATTGCTAACCCTGGTGGCGGGTACGAGCCGCAGAGAGGCCACAACTTCGAACTGTTGGTGTCGGTTCCCGGCGCAGGTGGCGAGGGTGCTGAAATCCTTCTGAGATCAGTAGAAACGTCTTTAGGTATTAGCCATAACAGTGAACCACTACCTTTGCCCTACATGAACGAAACAGTGTATATCGCTGGTCGTCCGTTGTACGCTCCTGGTCCCGTGGTTTACCGTGATTTTGTTAACATGGGTACATATTCTTATCTAGAGGGTTGGTATAACCTCGTGTATAACGCGATTACCTCTGAGATTGGATATGCTGCGGACTACAAGAGCATGGCAACATTGACTATGTATGATGTTAAAGGACAGTTTCAACGGTCTTGGGATATTATTGGTATCTGGCCGCAAGATCTGTCACAAGAAGCACCATCACATGTTAATGGCGATATTATGCGGATCAATATTACGTTCCAATTTGACAAAGCAGTTGCACAATTTGCACAATAATAATGTCTTGACTTTTTACGAATATATCTCTATAAGAACTTTCAGCCTGCCTTGTTCAACATATAAGAGGCAGGCTGTATTTTTAAGGGAAATGAAGCTCAATTAGGAGGAAAAAATGGGCGAATTTGATTTCTTAGAACCAATCCCGAAGACCACGGTTTCCGTGCGTCTTCCTTCCAGAGGTATCCTGTACCGTAAGGATTCCCCCGCTGGAAGTGGCAAAATTCATTTGTCTCCAATGACAATGGTTGAAGAAAGCTATTTCATGGACGACGAACTAACTTTTAGCGAAGCTTTCGATAAGATTCTTAAAAAGTGTGTTCAAGAAGAGCTTGATATTAACACTCTTTTGTCCGCAGACAAATTCTTTCTGTTTATGATGCTCCGAGCAATCACATATGGTCCAGAATACACGTTTAGTTGGACATGTGGCTCTCAGAAACCTAACGGGGAAAACTGTAGACATAAGAATAGTAGTACAGTTAAAATCCCGGATGATTTTAAACTAAAGATGCTAGCTGATGAAGATACTGAGCCCTTTAAAATTACACTACCAGATTGTCAGAGGGAAATTTCTTTCAAACTTCTTCGTGGGCATGATGAAGTATACATTGACCGGTTCAGTAAGATGGAAGAGTCTAAAAAGCAAGAGGGAGTCACTCTTCCGAATAGGCTAGGTATCTTTCGTCTAGCTAGACACATCACGCACGTAGATGGCAAATCGGTTAAGGAAGCTCCTGAAAATATTCTTATGTCTTTCGTCGCTTCTTTTAGTGCAAAAGATAGACAGTATTTTCAGGATAAGATTGCTTATTACACCCCTGGTTTAGACACGGGCGTCAGCGTACTCTGTGAAAAGTGTGGCTCTGTGCAGAAATTGGATATGCCGTTTACGGCGGACTTTTTTCGCGCAGTCATTAACGAGGACGAGATCCCAGCAGTGGCAGATGAAGTTCGATCTGATGTATTACTTAGGGATGACCTACAGCGAAATAATGCGCCTGGATCTAGCCGAACTTAATTGGTATTACTCAAAGCTTAGCCAGGTTAAAGAACAGGAAGCAGAAGTAGAAAAGATCAAGTTCGAAGCTAGTTTGATGGCAATGGGAGTTAATACTCGGCAAAAAGCTATGCAAGGGTTACCAACAAAGTAGATATAGGTTATTGAGATGACACCAGATTTAGACCAAACACTGTCTCTTAAGGCTACTTTGCAAGATCAAATTAGCCCTAGTTTGCAGAAAATCGAGCGGGGAGTCCAAGATACTCGTACCGCTTTAAATGAGCTTGTACAAACTGCTCAAAAAATCGAGCAGAATATGGGAAGCTCTGCTGAAGGAATGGCTAACCGAACAGGGCAGGCCACCAAAAGACTTCAGAATGACCTGGGAAAAACAGGTAGTGCTTTTACTGAACTAGGGACTACTGCAACTGAAAATTCTGAAAAGATTGGGAATGCCCTTAAAGATGCTTTGTACACCCGTGATTCTTCTGCAAAACTTCGTGAATTGGACGACGGGTTAAAAGGGCTTAAATCTAGTTTAGAGGGAATGGCTAGTACTACTCGGCCAATGAATACTAAAGCCAGACGATTAGAAGCTATAGGCCAGGATACGCTAAACAAGAAGGTCATCCCGGCTTTCCAAGAATTGCACGGAACATTAGATGACTTCCCCGATATCCTGCAAGAGATTAATACCTTAGAGAATCAGCGCATGTCCGGGATGCAGAGTTTTGGAGGCGTGCTTCAGGGTGTAAATGATCGTGTGTCTGGATTCGGGGAGGCAATCAGAGGGGTTCAGTTTGGTGTCCAAGACTTTGTTGCAGGACTTACGTCTGGGTATACTGCTATTCAAGGAATGCAGTTACGTAATTTACAAATAACTGCGGGGAGAACAAGGGGAGAAGGAGCATTTCAGCTTACTGAAGATACTGCTGCAATGATTAACCTTATAACTCGTGCTCCTAAAGGTATTTGGGAGAATGCTTACACCACTTTACTAGATATTTCAAAAGTTTCTACTGATGCTTATGGCGAACTAATAGACGATATGGTAAACCTTAGCAAAGCCACAGGATTGGCTACAGAGGAATTTGCCGGTTTATACGTCCAAATGGCTGAAATCGGTCAATTAAAAGGAGATAAGTGGGTAGATTTAAGTGAAAAGATTAGTTATTTTGCTACTACTTCTCGTGCTAGTATTGAAGATTTAGCCAATATTTTAAAGCAAGCAGCCGTTGACATGACTCGTTTTAGTCGGGAGTCTAGGTCGGCTTACGCGAATGCTTCTTTAGCTAATGCCGCAATGTCGGCTGATCTGGGGTTAGGCGCAGAAAAGGCCCAAGAAATTTATGAAAATATTCTAAATAACCCCGATGTCGCTTCTAGACTACAGGGTATTGTTGGCGGGGCTGTTAATGTCTTTGACGCGGCCATGCGCCCAGAAATGCACCAAGAACTTATGGCCCAGGTTTACGAGGGGGCAGCACGCCAAGCAGAACGTTTTAATGCTAGAACGTACATGGGGCGGTATTCTTTTAACCAAGTATTTGCTGGAACAGGTGTGGATGCAGATACTGCTCTTCGGGTTCAGAATTTTATGGAGGAAAATAACTTAACCGGCCCAGGACAATTGTCTGCTTATATGCGAAAAAATTATGCCGTTCCTGAAGGAAAACGTGACGAACAATTTGATCGGTTAGTAAGCATTCTTAGAGGAACTGCTCCAGAACAGTTTGAGCAAGCTCAAAGTTTCATGGAAGCTGCTGGAATGGAAATCGGCAAACACCAAATGAAAGCTCTGGAGAGTTTCTTAGCGCCCGGTTTAGACTGGGCACAAAAAACAGCTTTAACCCTATACGATATGAATAAGGCAGCTAAAGAACATTATGCTAGATTTGCAGCATATATGTTGCTCGGCCAAAATTTTATGACCTTGATCAGGAATACACTTGGTAGACTACCTATTATTGGGGGAATTTTAGACAAAGCGGGGTTAAACACTGCTTTAGGAGGTTTAGTGGGGGCTATAGGCGCAGCCTATGGTATTCATAAAGTTACTTCTGGGGCGGAAGAAGCAAGAAGGCAAGAAAGAAAATCTCCTGCTTCAATGACATTTGAAGATTTAAGAGAACGTGGACATAAGCTTGCTCCTTTTGAAGGCACTGCTATTTTATCAGAAAATATTGCAGGTATAGAAAAATTGGCTGAGTATGGAAAACAACGAGGATTACCCGAAGCGGCAAAGAATGAACGACTAGCTGAACAACTACGCGAGATCCGAGATACGTTTGTTGAGCTTGAGTCTAAGCGAGATGTTGAATTTCAACAAAGAATGCGAGCATTTGAGGCGGCTAAAGAATCTGCTGCGACTGAGGAAGAAAGAGCCTCAATTCAAAAAAGTGCCCGAGAGTATGTAGATGCCCGTATTCAAGCACACCAAGAATTTTATCGTCGCCAAGAAACATCTTTACAAGCAATTGATGACTTAGAGAAAAGGATGAAAACACCACCAAATGCAATTGTCTTGGAGAATATGGCTAAGACTGTTTGGACATTTGCAAAAGCTACTTTTGGGTACCAAAAAGAAAAACTTGCTGCTGATGCAAGTATTGCTGAAAAGGTGGGTAAAGTAGCAGGAGAATATATTAATTTCAAATATGGTGACGAGTTTGCGCTATTGAAGGTAGGGGCAAAAGCATTGGCTAATGTTGCTGTTGACCAGATTATGGGTCCAGGGTGGTGGAGAAATTTTAGGAAGGCTGGTGAGGTAACAGATAAGTTACGAGAAGATGTTATGGCTCAGGAAGCTCCTTTAAGTGAGAAACAAAAGTATCTCAATCGTTTAGACCAAGTAGAAGCCGGAGAGTTACCATTGATTGACCCCAATGGAGCATTTTTGAATGCTGCTGCGTTGAACATGGGGTCGAAATCTTATGATGAAACTATATCTAAAGCTAGCGTGGAACAGGTTGCTATTTTAGGCCGAATTGATGCTTGGTTAGAGCAGATTTATAAAACAGGAACGAGTGAAGGAAGCGGGTTGAGTGCTAAAGATATTTTTACTGTTAAACCGTTAAGAGATTTCTGGTTTGGTGATCCTGACGCCGACCGAGCAAAACAGGGAAGAAGTGGCCCTTAAACTTTAGAAAAGGTAAAAAATTATGCCGTATACAGGTAGAGAATCTATTGCAAAGTTTTTGTCCCCCGAGGCATATTGTTTTCTTCTTGATGTTGACGAGGGAACAAATAATCGTCTTGAATTTCAGTTAATGCCAGAGAATATTTCTGAGTCAAAAGCAGCAATATATAATGAAATTCCCATTATAGGCAGAAGTTTACCATTACTCGGCTATGCTGGGTCAACATCTAGGCAGGTTTCTTTGAGTATAAATTTTGCTGCGATAAACAAGCCTGGATCAGGGAAGTATGACGTTTTTTGGGTCCAAAATCGTGTTCGTTGGTTAGAGTCTAAAGTGTACCCCGTGTACCGAGGTGGGTTTACTTTCCCCCCGCACAGATTATTATTAATCCTTGGTCAGGCTATTCGAATGCAGGCGGTTATGGTTTCTTGTACTACAAGTTGGTTAGGACCATGGGATGCTATGATAGAAAATGAAAATAATGCTGGACAAGTTTATCCTTTTCGGGCATCCATAGACTGCCAGTTCCAAGAGTATGGGTTAAATAACGGCGCTTCAGGACACCCGCATGGGCACTATGATGCTATTTCTGGTAGGAATCAGGCGGATGCTGATTCTGGGGCAGAATCTTATATTGACATACCCATAGCTGCCCAAGCAGAAACTACCGTTCCTGATTTTGTGCAACAACGAAGAGATTTAGGGCTTTAAGGAGTTGATATGCCAGTCACCAAAACACTTTTAACGCCATTGCGTAAATCGCAGATTCCTCAACGGAATTTGAATATTCCTGGTAGGTATAGAAAATCTTGGTATTACCAGGATAGTAATTCTAGGTATTTTTTGGGGTCTTTTCCCACAGAAACTCTTCCTCCAGACGACACAGATCAATTCTATGCTTTACAGCTTGGAGATGTTGGTCGTCCAGATCTTATTTCTTACAAGTTTTATGGAACTCCCGTTTTCTACTGGATACTCCTTTGGATAAACGGAATTTTAGACCCATTTGAAGGAATGTACCCAGGAATGCTATTACGAATTCCTACAAGATTTAGATTGTCTGAGTACGATATTCCTGGTTAGAAGGTAAAATGGCAACTTCAAATCGTCCAACAATGCACCAGACGTATATTCCTTTTGTGGAGATGTACATTAATGGTGTAGACATTCTACGCGGTCGTGATGGGAAACCTAGAACGCTTATCTCTTTTACTCATGACATTTATGTAGGTACGGGGGGGTTTTGGACTCTAGAGGTTTTTGACCCAGATTACATTTCTATTGAAGAGTTTTTAGTGTCTACAGTGACGAATGTTACAGATATAGGTGAAAAGGCACATGGGGAAGCCACGGTTGGTAAAGACCAAGAATTTACTAATATTTCTGCGGCAACATTCAGATACGGTTATGTAGGCCATTCCGTAGAAGAGGCTGTGCTTCTTGGGAGTGGGGATGGGGAAACGGGGGGGTATTTTTTCGGTAGTGTCCACTTCTATATCCCACGATTTGAAACTAATGGTACATATTTAACTATTCGTGGTGATTCTGCGGGGACTAGAATTAGACAGAGGCCCATAATTTATAACAATTATACGGGAATGACTATTCTTGAAATTTTTGACACCGTGTGTAAACAACAAGAGTGGAAACTAGTCTTGTCTGGTGGGTTAGAATTTGCTGATTTGGAAAAAGCATTTAAAAAAGATGTTCCTGGAGTATTTGGGACAACAGATGACTCATCAATGCACACGGAAGTAGAACCGCCGCAGTATAGTAAACGGGAAAATGAAGACGCTTTAGATTTTTTAAACCGTTTATGTTTGTACGCTCGAACGGAGGGAACAGATTTTAATAACGTCAACTGCCGGTTGGAATACCGGGCAACAAAAAAATCGGATAATACGGCGGGGGGAATTCAAGGTTATCTACATCTAAGTGCAGAGACATACAAAAAAGATCCTATTCGCAGTTACACCTATATGCGAGATCCTACGTCAGACGTTATATCCTATTCACCTAATATTCAAGCTTTTGTCCCTGCTTTAATTGGGGCGTCTGGTATGGTTTTCAAAATGGACAGCGTTCGCAAGGGAGAATTAGGTTTATATACTTTAGATGAAATTAACCGAGAGAAAAAGACCTTTTTGTCCGAAAGAGCAGGTGGTCCTGCGCTTACTACTTTTAGTCAAAGTGAATCGGTAAAACCAAAAGGGAGAGATCACACCCCTGGCGTAGATAAACCTGAGGGTGTTGGTGCGGGTAAAAATCGTTTGGCAGGAGAAAAAACTCCGGACCAAGATGAAGAGTTAATGGGCATGACTGTTTCTATTTCAGACGACCAAAAGGGAGACCTCCAGGTACTAAATTTTTGGTTAGCCGCACAACAAATGGTTAATCGTGCTAGTTTGGTAATTTTTGGTGACCCTTCTGAAGATTTAGTGCCCGGAGAAATTGTTTGGATAGCTGTTTATGTTCCCACACCTGAAGGAGAAATGAAGCTGCATTGGACCTCTAATTATTGGTATATTGTTGGGGTTAATCATGAGATTCGTGGGGGACAAATGCTCACTAATTTGGAATTAACTCGTCAAGGTATCGAACTTGGTGGCGTAGAGTCAGACGCAGCTTCTGCTGCCCCAGCGAAAAAAACACCCCCAGGAAAACAAAGATCTGTCGGAGCATAGTATGGGGTCTATTAAGAATTATGAAAAAAGGGCACCAATGCATTTGGCGATGGATTGGCGAGAGGGGAAAGGTGTCCATGCTAGAGATAAAACAGCTATTTACCGTGGAGTTGTTGAATATAACCGAGACCCAGATCATAGAGGTAGAGTAAAAGTCCGTGTAGCAGAATATGGTCCCGAGTTTAGCCAACAAGATCCTTCAAAACCCCGTTGCCCAACACTATCCCTTCCTTGGGCGATTCCACTTTTTAACCAATGTGCTGGTATGGGGTTTGGCGCATTTACTGTGCCTGCTGTGGGTTCTCGTGTGTATGTTATGTATGAACGTGGGCATCCTGAACAACCCGTTTATTTTGGCGGGTGGTTTGCTAATACCGTGCGCCAAAAAAGGTATGGAGTAACAGGTACAACATTAGAGCCTCCTAAGAAGGAGTTTGAAGAGCAACCAGGGTATGGGGAAAATGGGTTACTTGGTGGGGAGTATATGTATCCGCCGCGACCTACGGAGTATCAAGGACATTGGTATGAAGAACAGGGGCCTGAAATCCCTTTAGAACTCGTGGATATGGTAGACCATACTCCTGACACTCAAATGTATTTTAAAACGCTCAAAGGGGCCTCCTTACTCGTTAGAGAGCGAGATGAAGTAGAAGAGATGGTTCTTACAGACCGTCTTGGGGCTGAGCTTCGGTTTGAGTCGAATACTCCACTTTTAGAAAATGGTGTTCTTCGTCGTGGTAGGGTTTCAGCTACACAACATGAGCCTATGAGCCTGGATAACCTTGCACATTTTACTCATCACGTTGCGTTATTTAACGCTGTTCGTTCTGGACTAGAAATTAACACTGGGACTATTGGGGATGATAATTCTATTAAGCTAGACATCCACCCGGAACAGAGTCAAAAGAAGAATACCGAATTATTGCCTACTCGGGCAGCTTTAGAAATTGATCCTGGAGAAGATCGCATACAGATTTTATACCGAGAGGATGATGTGGATCTTGGATATATTACTTTTGACCGAATAGCGAGACGACTTACTATTGTAGGTATGGAGGCTATGTCAATTTCTTCTACCGAAGAAGTAGATATTCGTGCGCCTAAGATTAAACTTACTGGTAATATAGACATAGATGGCGAAGTTAGTTACTTTGGGAATCAAAAGAGTTCTTTTATAGAAGCAGATATAACTCCTTGTGGGGTACCTTTTAGAAATTATACCCCCTGCGATACAAGATCTAATATTTGGCGGGGCACAAGGGGGTATAAAAGATAATGTCTAAAGCAACAATTAAAGGCGATATTAAAACGCTTTATGCTTACTATAGGTTATCTGATTTCGAGATGACCAATATTTCTCTAGTAGACAAAACCTTAAATGAAACTGTAGCATTTGAAGGCCATATGAACTGGTCTTTTAACCGCTGTATCTTCGATGCCCCTTTTTCTTTTGGAGTGGAAGGAGATCGACTAGAGGGAGATTTACGGGGAAACCCTGATGAAGAACCATTCCCTCCATATGGTTCAAATGGTGTTGTTTTTGATGGGTGTATTTTTAATACAAATTTTAATATAGAAGATAATTGTGTGGTTTTATTAAAAGACTGTAAATTTAATAATTCTGACCCAGTTATTTTCAAAAAAAATACCCGAGTAGAGTTTATCGGTTGTGAATTTTTTGGTCCAGTTGAACTTGATTATTTTTGTGAAGTTAAATTTAGAGACTGCTCTTTTGATGGTCTCGAATACGCAATTAATGCCAAAAATCATTGTAAACTTTTTCTTGACGAAACTACGGCTACAGGAATTAGTAATTATTTCCTTTCGGTGGAAAACGATTGTCATGTAGATGTATCTTCCCAAGAAGCAGCTAGTTATGAAACAAGTAGTAATTCTGTGTTTAAGGGGAAGGATCATTGTACAATTAGGCTGTACGGGTTAGGAACCGTAAAGAGTGATGTTGGACCCACTTTATCTGTAGACGAGGATTCTAAGCTCGAAGTAAGAGAAGTAGAGTTAATCCAATCTTCTCAAGGACATGCTGTATCTGTCACTGACAATAGTGAAGGCTATTTCAAAGAAATACCTAAAGTTGAGTCAACACAAGGAGATGCTTTTTATGCTAATAAAAGCGTTTTAAGATTTCGTAGTGTTGAAGAGATTACTTCTGTTCAAAAGCACGCTATTGAAGCTTTTGATTCTACAGTATATGGTATGGATTTGGGTACCTTAAATAGTGTCCAAACCTCGGCTATTTATGGCTATTTTTCTAGTTTTAATCTAGCCAAGGGAGACGTAATTCTTTCTAATACTAGTGAGGCTATTAGTCTTAATGAAGAGAGTAATTCTACTATCCGAGATTTTGCAAGAATTGAAGGGACAACTACAGGAATTATTTTAACTAATAGTGCTCAGTTATTTGTACAAAGAATCACGGATGCTATTCAGGGAGTATCCGATTATGGTTGCAGCCTCGTAAAAGGTATTTTACGGGTGGCTGATTGCCCTCTAATAGAGGGGGCTAAAACTGCTATTAAAAGCTCTGGAGACTCCCGAGTTCAGACTAAAAATGTTACTTTAATTGAAGGAAAAGAAGAAGCTGGGGTACATCTTGAAGACACGGTTTATGACATCCAAACTTCTACAGATATCATTGGGCTTGAAACCGGGTGTTATCTAGGAAATTGTAGGGGGGTTATAACAGACGTTGACCTTATTTTAGGAGATGAGGCTAACGGCTTTGTTATAGATAGTGTCTCAGGACCGACTGAAATTACCCGAGTAAAGCGGATTGAATGCCAAGCTCAGGGAGCACGCATTATTACCGGGGATAATGGTCAGGTGCAGATAAATGAGGTAGAAGAAATCCTATCCCATTTTGGTAATGCTGTTGAAATAGATGTTGGAGAAAATAGCTCCCTTGACCTTTACGATGTAGAAAAAATCACCTCAGTTGAGCAAGCAGGCATCGTTGGGGCTGTTACTGGTAGGTTTACACTTACTAAATCTGAGCATATTAGTAGCCAAAATAACCAGATTGTTGTTATAACAGGAGATGGCATCAACTCTTTTGTCCGGTTTAGTGATATAGCTTTATGTAGTACTGTTGATAGCCCAGAATCTCCTTTCTTTGTGTCTACAGTTAGTACGATTGAGCTTGAAAGAATTGCTGAAATTAAAACAATTACTACAGAAGCTAGTGTGGTAGAGCTTCAGGGGATCGGTGTTGACTATGGAAGCATCAAGGTTCTCAATTGCGCTAAGGTTTCTGCCGAAGAATGTAGTAATGTTGTATTTACACATAACGCTCTATTGACAGATATAGTAGGCACAGATGAAGAGTGCCAAATTCTAGGGAAAACTGTTAAATTCGCGGGGTTGTCTGCTAAAGACACGAATTTGTACGTTAGTAATTACGATAAAATATCCGTTGAAGAAGAAGGACACGCTATTGATCTAGAGGTTCTAAATGCCCGTGGTGTTGAAATGCGGGTGTACGCTATCCGAGAAATTATAGGTGCAGCCGATGGTATCCACTATGAAGGCAGTGGAACGTTAAAGCTAACAGAGTTACCTAAAATAGAAGGTGGGTCTAATGACACCAATGTCGTTTATCTCTTCGGCACACCTTTTACGACTGTCGAAATGCATAGCATCGCAACAGTTACAGGTAAAGGAAAATTCGTAGCTAAAAATACCGTGGGCAAATTTTATGGTTGCGTAATAAATGCCCCGGTAACTCAAGAAGGATCTCGCTTAGAGTTTTATAACACGCCCGTTACTCTTAATGGGGCAGATAATAACTTCACGGCGGATAGTACATCATCTGTGTACTTCTTTAACTCTGCTGTTGCTGGAGGAAGATTAGACGTTGCTGGAACTGTAACCGGAGACGTGTCTTCGTTCCCTCAAGGAAAAATCGCTGGTGCCGCACTTTTGAATAGTTGTGCCATCACTGATTACTGGGAAATTAACGGGGCTATTATTGCTAATAGTGTTGAAACCAGTAACATTCTAAATATTACTGGGGGCATTGGAACCGCCGCCTTGTTAAATGGTTATAAGGCTACTGGGTCAGAGGGGGTAGAGATCGGGGATTTCTGTGGCGTAATCCTAAACAGTGCCGAGTTTGCAGACGGAGCTATTGCTGTTAATAACACCGCAGCGTTAATCGCAAATAGTTTGACGGCGGCTGCTTCAAGAATTAATGGTCTTGGGCAGGTTGGGATTTTGCTAAATAGATTTGAAATAGACGACTTCGAGCTATTTACAAGTTCCGGGGTTATTATGAACGCTGGCAGTATTACACAGGCTGTTTCTATTACTGCTGCAAATGCGCTTCTTTTCAACAAAGTCTCGTGTGCAAGTAACTTTATTTGCACCTCTGGGAACAATTCATTGCTATTCAATCTCGTGAATATGGGTATCTTACAGGCATCTTCTTCAACCATTTTAGCTGCTAATCTACAGGCTTCTCAATTAGCTGTAGCTAGTAATGGGGCTGTGAACCTCTCAGGAGGGTCCATCGGAGCGGCAATTAGTATCCCGAGTGCTGTAAGCTTCCTGTCCGTAGGAGCCAGCATTCCCGGTTTAACAGGCCAAGGAAACGCTCTTGTGGTAACTACAGGGTCTGTAGCTGAACCAGCTAACGCAGGGATTGTTATTCGTGGTTCTGGTAGTTCTGCCCAGGTGTATATTAAAACACCACAAACATCCGAGCTATTTGGGAATCTTAACACTGGGATTCTTAGACGAGCGACTAGTGGAAAAATCATTGATGATTCTACAGATATTACCCATTCTGCTTCTGGAGATATTTATCAGGATGCTGGTGGGGATATTATTAGAAATGCTGACGGGGATATTGTTGATATCGCTACAAATCTGGATCGTCAAGGTAGTGGAACGATTACGGACACTGCTTCTGCAATTGTTCACGTTCCGCCAGTATAAGAGTGACTTATGTACGAGTATAGAATGCAATTACCAAATTTGAACATCGGGATGTACTCTCCCCGGTTTGCTCGTCCTCGGCAACTTGAACGGGTTAACGAGCTTACTGTAGATACTAGCCCACTTTCTAGGCCAGAGGGGCTTTATGTCCCCCAAAGTCCTAACCAGATTGCTGGGGCTGTATGGGTGTCTGCTGTTTTGAACACGTACCATATAAAGAATGCTGCCATCGAGTTTTTAACTCAAAATGAACAGGATTTTTTTACATATGAAAGATCCCCTAAGGATCTCTACTCCACTGTAGAGATTTTCAACAGAAAAGCAGCTCCGTATAGTTGGAGTTACTCGTTGACTAGAGTTAACTCTTGGGTAGATTTGTTACTCGCTCTTGTTGAGGGGTGTACTGTTATGGTTGGCGGGTCTGTGTATGAAAGTTTTTATAAGGCCGAAATCAGCGGTATCGTCCCTATGCCAAAGCCTGGAGAGGCTTTATTAGGTGGTCAAATTATTAACATGATCTCATTTGACCAGAAGGAAGATACGGGCCAAGCGATAGGAAATATGGGCAGAGACGTTGGGAGAAGAGGGCTTTTTACTTATCGAGGATCGTATTTACGCAATTTGCAGATTTGTGGAGACTTTTTTGTGTTAGTGCCGAGGTATGAACATGCCAATTGATGCTATAACCCGCCAAAAGTTGATCGTCCAACAGACGGTTGCAACTAATTTGTTAGAGATTATTGGTAATGGTATTGACTTTCCATTCCGTTATACGGTAGACCAAAAAATTGGCACAATTCAAGAGTCTAACGCAGGAGAGCGGATTAAAGATTCTATCCATTTGATTCTGGCTACAAGAATAGGTGAACGTCCATTTAACCCTGAATATGGAAGCCGGTTGCCCGAGCTTGTTTTTGAGCCTATGGATGACGCGCTTAAAGAACTTTTACGTTACTATACTGTAGATGCTTTATCTCGTTGGGAAAAAAGGATCGAAATTCAACAAGTAAATTTGGAGGACCACTTTAGCGGTGATCCAAACACAATTGGTATTTCAATCTATTACACTATTCGTAATTCGCATATACGGGGCAGTTATGTTTACCCCTTCACTCTTGGGGGTATGAACACGGAGAATCAGTATACAGGTTCTGAGTCTGGCCGAATGCTCTCTAAAGCAGAGGTAAGGACATAGATTATGGCGATTGTTAAGTATAAAACAGACTATTTCCTGAAGGATTATGCGACTATTCGTGAAGAGATGATTGAACGGTTGCCTATTATTTCTGAAGGAAAACTTACAGATTTAAACGAGTCCTCTATTTCGGTCACTCTTGTAGAAGTTTTTGCTGCTATTGCGGATATGCTTGGTTTCTATTTAGACTCGAATGCTTTAGAAGCTTTTCTCCCAACCGTAAGGCAACCTGAAAATGTGTATCGACTTGTGGAGCTTATTGGTTACCGTATCAGAGAAGTTACTTCTGCCCAGGCAAGGGTTCAGTTCACTTTAGGGCAGGCTTTGAGTGAAGAGGTTTTTATCCCACAAGGGACTGAAATTGGGACAGTAGTTAGCGGTGGTCTTGCAAATTCTACTGTTTTTAGAACAATTGAAAAAACTACTATTCCCATAGGTGACACCCAAAGTGAATTAGTTAGGGCTATTCAAGGAGTTCCTGCGATTGAATATTTTGTAGGTGAGGGTACTTCGGGGCAGTATAGTGAACTTAGTCAGACAAGTATAGATATTAGTACGATAGTTGTTCGTTCTGGGGATGTTTTATGGGAACAACAAGATAGTTTTTTATATAGCGAGTCTGAAGATAGACATTATGTAGTTAAAGTTGATTACCTTGGAATTGTTCGTGTCTATTATGGTGATGGTAAATATGGTCAAGTGCCTAGAGTAGGCGAACAGCTTACAATTGAATATTTGATATCTTCTGGTGCAGCAGGGAATGTTGGGGCGAATTCTCTTCGAGTAATTTCATCAAATATTAAAACTGTAGATACTAATACTATTATTTCTAATATTAGCGTAAATAACCCTGATGCGGCTGCTGGTGGGAGTAGTAAGCAGTCTCTTGAACAGGTAAAAACCAACGCTCCCGGTTCTCTTTCTGCCTTGTACAGACCACTTACGAAGTATGATTACAACGCCCTTATTGCTCGCCTCGGAGGAATTGCTCATGTCAACGTTTGGGGAGAGCAAGAAGAAAACCCTCCCTCTTACGAAAATATGAATTGGGCGAATATTTGTCTTGTTCCAACTGGGGGAGGTCTTCCTTCACAGAATCTCATGGAACAGGTTAAAAATTATCTTCTAGAGTATCAACCTATTACGGTTAGGGTTCGGTTTATAGACCCCGAGTACATTTATATTAATGTCCCTATTGATATTTATGTCCTCCCAGGGTATTCACAGTCTGATGAAAGAATCTGGGTAGTGGATGAAGTCCGTACATTTTTTGAACTAGGAAATGTTCGATTCGGACAGGATCTTAGAACGTCTACTTTTTACAAAATAGCGATGACTTCAGATCGAATTAGTTATGCTTTTGTTGGAGACCTTGGTACTTATGACACTGATAGTGGGATCGTCACTCCTGTAGGCCAAGAAATCATCCTTCAAAAATGGCAGATTCCTGTCTTGTACAACGCTACAGTAAGAACGTTTGAAGCTAGCGAGCTTCCAATCCCAGACCTATATCCTGATGAAGATGTAGATAATGTTATCTGGGACACTGATGGTTAAGGAGTAAATAATGGCTTTCCCTGTTATTGGTTCAACTACGGTTTGGGAAAATTGGAACAACTTTGGTGCCGGAGCCTGGAATATGTGGTTCATGGCTCCATATGGTTCATGGTGTTACTCTGCTTTTGTGAAATCGGATGTAACGTATTTCAAAAAGATTAACATCGGAACTAGTGATGCCAACTATGAGATCTCAGATTGGGATTTTGGGATTGTAACCCCTTCCCCGGCTGATGTGTTTTCAGCCGAACAGGATGACGGTTTCCCAAATGGTTCTATGGGTCTTGGTTGTATTCGTGGGGCTACTCCAAAGCTATACCTCGGGGGTAGAGTATCTACTGTTCCTACTATTGCAGACGCCATAATCCATCGGTTTCTTGTAGACGATGGGTTTATCCAAGAAGATCTTAACAGCCTAACTCCCATGCTGGGAGGCGTGGTTCTTTCTGTTAACCAGCTTTGTGGTATTGAAGTTGACCAAGGAAACGCTGTTTATCTCATTACGAACAACAACAGCGGATCACTGTTTACTCTAATGCGCTATGATTATGCTTATTTTGATGGTGGGGCTCATAATCCTACACATTTTGTAAATATGACTCCGCAATTTCTTGAAAATACTACAGCTTCTAAAATTAGGGGGATTGGTCGTTCTAGTGACGGGCATATCCTTGTGTTTGCTAACACAGGACTTACAACTACTGAAACCAGGGTATTTAAGTTTGATAAAGATAACCTAGACTATTTAGGACAGACAATCTGGTCCCCAAATATATCTACTGCTACCTGGGCGTATATGATACAGCACGCAGATGTTTTCCTCCATTTTCAGGGTTTGGACAAAACCAGTTTGTATGATTGGAAGACGGCGGTTTACTACGACCGTGCTACAGGAATCCCGGATGAAAATAAGAGTAACTTTATCATCGAAGATAACCTTACTACTTTTGGATCAGATACGGCAATAGAATTGATGTATGAAGCTCGGGATGCTTTTAATATTCGTGTTCCAGGAGCCAACACAAAGTTTGTAATTGATGGTGAAGACCCTGAGGCTGAAAATACTTGGACAGATCGTGTAGGAGGCATTCAGGCAACCCCTGGTGCTACTTTCTTTGACGGTAATGGGATTCCATTAGCTATCCAAACAATCGTTCCTACAGATGTTCTAGGTGTTGCTAAAGCTTATTATAAACCGATGCGCTCAGGTACTGGTACAGCCCGAGACGCTATTAACGTATTCTGCCCTTCGGATAACTAATGGCTTTTTGGTGGGAACCTCTTCCAGGCATTAAATTCTACGTAGATGAAAACTACGTGGATGAGAATGATGTCAGTTATGGTCTGCTGTATGCAGAAGAGGGGAAACCTTTATACAATGCGAACTACAGCATTGGTCCTGTTTATGCTAAAGAGGTTGCTTCTGCTCGTGGTGTGATAAACATCATTGATGACCAGATCACCCTTCAGAATACAGTGTACCTGTACCCCCCAATGTTCCTGCAAGGGAACGTCTCTCTTATTCGACCATATGAGGTTGCCCAAGATCAGGGGTACATCTGGATTGAGTTAATCACTCAGACATATTTCCAAAATACTCTTCACCAGTACATTCCTTCTGAGTACTGGAGATTGGACGCCCTTCCAACTACTGAGGGTGGTGGTGGGGGAGCTTTAGACGAGTTCACACAGGTTTTTGCAATAACTTTGGATGAAATTAAGCAAGCAGTTGATGACTTTACTAAGATCTTCGACATTGAGCATTGTCCACCAAATTATCTTCCGATTATTGCTAAGATGATTAACTACCCGTTAGAAGCTACAGATACAACGGCGGAACAAAGAAGACAGCTTCGTTCAGCTATTGACTGGTATAAGTCAAAGGGTAGTCGTAGAGCGTTTAGAGCTATCTTGTATGCCTTTGGTTTTTATACGGAAATGGTTCCTTTATGGACAGAGCATACAGAAGAATCCAGCATCCCTGATGAGGATGGAGAACCTCAAACAAATCTATACGAAAGATTTTATGAAACCATTCCAGGAATCGCTAGAGGGAATGACCCCCCAAATGATTACCCGTTGTTAGTAGAAAATGGGGGGACGTGGTTCCGTAGCCCACACTATGGGATTAAGCTTCTAGGTATCGTTCAAGATAGACACGTAACGATTAACTGGGGAATGCTAACTCCAGGAGAAGTGCCGTTAAAAGATGAAGTTGTGTCTACAGAACCTAACGGAATTCTGGACACATTTTCTGGACAACTAGACTATCTGCCGGTTATTCCAGGTTCCGTAACCATGGATACGTATGTTGTTGGACTACCTGTTGTTATTACTGACGACGGTGCCGGGGTATTAACTGGGGTGGATATCTATGGTGACCCAATCACGGGGACAATTGACTATGTAACGGGAGAATGGACACTCTCGTTCACCACTGCTCCTACAACTAGTACCATAATCTGTGACTATACCTATGATTTCATGGAGTATGTAGACGAAGTTGGGTATCATAGAGCATGGTACAACCGGGTAGACCAGTTGACTTCGGCGGGAGCATTACTCCAGTATTACTTCCCTATTGAAGCATTCAATTACCTATATCGAAGGATAGAGTTCCTTCGTCCGGTATTCGTGGTGTTGGAATGGCTCTCTTTGGCAATTGAAATGCAGGAACATTATGATGTCCCTGAAGGGTCCAACCCTGTTTTGATTGTTAACCCTGTCCGAAAAGATAAGGGATGGTATCTAGGATACTGCGACCAAGACGATATTACCTACACTCGGTTAGATCCACGTCTTTTAGGGGAGAGTATGCTTACTTTGGACTCTCCTCTTACCTTCCCTGTGCCGGGGATGACCTATATTACCGATGAAATCGTAGGGACATATGACCCGGTTAGTGAAACGATCTCGACGGCCCCAGATGGAATTGAGCTTAACTTCTCTGGTCAGCTTGACTACCCGGTATTCGCAGGAGCGATAGAGATGACGGCCACTGTAGGTGGCTCCCCAGAAACAATCGTTGATGATGGTGTGGGTAATCTATCTGGAACAGGGATTACCGGCACAATCCAATACAACACCGGGGAGTGGACATTAGTCTTCACAATAGCACCGACAGGGACTATTGAAGGTGTTTACCGTAGAACTCTTGTAGAAGGAGAACTTCTAAACTCTTGGATTTTCCCGAATGGAGTGACGCTAACTTTTATTATTGGCGGGTCACCGTATGACCTTACGGATGATGGTGAGGGTGTTTTAAACCGCAATAACCAAGAAGTTACAGGGCTTATTGACTACCTTACTGGGAAGTGGACTGTAACTTTTGATGCAACTCTAATCCCTGATGATGGGTCATTCATTGTTGTAGACTACTTTTTTGCAGATGACATCCCACCAACAGACCGTTCTGGGGCACTTCCTAGAGGCTCTACAGAGCTTCCTTTCCCCCACCTACGTGATCCCCAAGAGGGGTATTGTCACCCACCAGAAGATCTTCTAGTGACGGTTGGGGCTATTCTTCCCGATCCGTACCAATTACCCCTAACTCGGGATGGTTTAAATCTCTACCCACCAGCGGGTCCAGTGCCTTATATTGACCATGCAGATTTCCCTTCCCGTGGGTTTACTGACTTATTAGGAAACCCAAGACATGCAAACACATTTACCCGAGAATTTGGGTATTCGGATCGCCCGCTATCTTTATTGAGAGTAGAGGTTAATCCGGTTCCTGCCGCAGAAAACTGGGAAAACCAAAGCGAACCGTGGGAAACCTGGATTGGTCCATGGGAGAACATAGGAGATTAGTATGGCTTTTACTCTCAAAGACCCTAAAGATACATATCTTGCCATCCTAAATATTGGGGATGCAAATGATTCTTTACAAGCTATAGCTACAAAAGTAGTTAGAGACGCAGCGGGATTGGCTTCCTTACTGGAACTTAGCCAGTCTGTGGTCGCTTTTACAGGAATTATGACCGCCAATGTAGCAAATGGCATGGTTTTTGACCCTGGGGTGAGCATTACTGCGGACAGTTTAGTCACAGACGGTCTGCTAGACAAGACAGATAATGATGTTGGAGTCTTTTTTACCGCTGGGAATCCAGAAGGAGCTTTATCCGCAGGAATAGGATCTATAGCTCTTAGACGAGATGGTTCTTCGGGAGCGACAGCGTATGTAAAAGAGAGTGGTGTAGGGAACACGGGGTGGACACCTTTCGATCTATACTCTACTTTCCTTGATCTCCTAGACACCCCCGCAGTTTATACCGCAGGAAAATGGCTTAAGGTTAACGGAGCCGGGACTGCCCTAGAACTTACTGACCCCCCAACCGTTGCTTTGGGGTTATTTACAGATTTAAGTGATACTCCACCTAGCTATGCTGGTTTTGGGGGTAAAGTAGTTAAGGTAGACGTTGCAGAGGCTGGGTTAACTTTTGGTGATCCGCCAGCATCTACTTTTTTGGATCTAACGGATACCCCAGGTGCATATACCCCGGATAAGCTGCTCAAGGTGAACGCTGGGGGCACAGCTATTGAATTTGGTGACCCTCCAGCCGGAACATTTATCGACCACCCGGACACTCCAGCCTCATATGTTGGTTCGGCAGGGTACAGAGTAAAGGTTAACGGTACACCAGATGCCCTAACTTTTGTAGCAGATACCTTTCTAAACCTATCTGATACACCAGGGGTGTACGCTGCAAACCAGTGGGTGAAAGTAAACGCAGGAGGAACAGCACTTGAATTTGTTTCTTCTCCAGCTATCTCTTTTGTAGGACTGACAGACACCCCGGCTAGTTATGTGGGTGCTGCTGGAGCTTTTGTAGCAGTTAACGCTTCAGCCGATGGTCTTGCATTTATCGGTTCTGGGGCTAACCAAGGCGAAATCATGTACTTTAATGGTACCGCTTGGACTGCTCTTGCTGTAGGAACGGCTGGGCAAGTTCTGACTACAAATGGTGCAGCCGCGAATCCGTCATGGGAAGATACTGCGGGTACCTTTGTTGGTCTAACAGATACTCCTGCTGATTACACAGGAGTCGCAGGATACCGTCTACGAGTAAATAGCACCCCGGATGGTGTGGAATTTATAGACGACAGTTTCCTAACTTTGAATGACACTCCAGCGGCTTATCCGGCAGATTCTGCTTTTGGTTTTGCCCATGTGAACGCTACAGAAGATGGCCTTGAATTTCCGGGTAATCCATTATACGAGGCGGCTATGTATGCTCCGTTTACTCCTATAGGAATTATGGCGTACATTGATGCCGATAGTGGAATATGGGCACCTATTCCTCCCCCTCCTCCTGCGGGAGATCCGCCACCAAGAATGTATCTTATGATGGACCCCTCTAATGATCCTAATACAATTCCTGGTGGCCCAGGAATTATAGGGGGTTTCCCATTCTGGGATATAATTACAATTTATGTTGGAGAGGTTCAAGGCAACTTCATTGGTGGAGTAGCCGATTATACGCTGCCTTATGCTCTAAACGCAGTTGATCCATTTAGTGCAGAGCTACAATACATGTCCTTAGTAGACATGCTCGTGTCCACTGATTTCGTCCCGGCTGCCCCAACAGACGGTCAAGCACTAATATACACGATAGCAAACGGTGTTGAGTGGGGAACGGCTGGTGGTGGCGGTGGAGCTAAATATTATGACACTGTTCAGGAACCTGTGACAAACGGGAACCCTGTAACCCCGGAAATCTTATTTGATTCATCTGGGGATGTAATTATGATCGCAACAACGACAGAATATACGACTCATTAAATAGAGGAGAATTAAGATGGCTAGACATCCAGATTTAACAGATGCGGAACTCCACGTACCTGCGTATGTACAGTCCAGTGATCCTGGTGCTGTTGGAGCGGGGATAGGATGGATTGATACGTCTTTAGGGACCGGGGCTTGGGTATGGAAAATCCGGAACGCAGGAGATACGGATTGGGAAGAAATTGCTGCGGGTAGTGTTACCGGGCCACCTGCGCCTTCTTTGGGTATCCCTAATTATGATGGTCGTGGGGATGGTAGTTTTGGGTTAGTGTGCCCACAAGTAAGGGTGATCAACTATGAACCGTCTACCACTTCTTTTACAGGGAATATTGTAAACTCAGAACCAGATGGGCTTATCTCCACCTTTAGTGACTCTGACCCAACTGGAGCAGGATTTCTTGCCCTTCCAGGAACTGTTGTTTTCCATGCTACTTTAACGGATGACACTAATATTACAATCCTAGATGATGGTGAAGGAAATCTATCCAACCCAACATACAACGTAACCGGAACTATGAGTTATGATGGGGCTTTTTGGAATCTCACCTTTAATGGCTTAGTCCCTAAAACGGGGACAGATATTACTGTTGATGGTGAAGCACTTTTTGGTACTCCTACTGCTTCTATTTCTGTTTTTGATTGCATCAAAGCTATACATGGAGGATCAGGCGATTTTAGTTACACTATTAGTGATGCAGGTAGTGGTTATGGACCCAATTCAGACCTTGACCCCACACTGGCAATAATTACGTATACTTGTGGGATAGATACACCTCAGTTGTACCTAATAGATATTAATGTGTTTGATAATATTTTAGGGGTGACCGCCTATGGTCAACTACAGCTTGTACTACAAGACATTAATGGTCTGTGCCCGTAATTTTGGAGGGTTAAATGGATTTATATGATCACATTATGGTTCCTGAGGGATTTTTCCAGCTTCATGTTTACGATGCTCCAAGTGGAAAACTTGTAGACTATGTCGAGGGGCACAATATTGTTGTAAATGATGGTCGTGAAGCTTTAGCTAGGCTACTAGGGAACCATGATCCTATTTTGAACCCTCCACCATCTGGGGTAACTAGCTGGTATGTGGACACGTTGTCTTTTGGAGACGGAGGACATGACCCCGATAATATTGGTGACCAAACAATTATGACCCCCGTATTAGTAACAGATACTGATCTATACGGGACCAAACATATCAGTAGGCCAGTGACAGTTAGCTGGCCGTCATATCGTAAGGTTGTTTTTGAAGCCACCGTAGAATCAACTGAAGGGAACCATCCTTCTCCCCCAGCAGTTAACGAGTACTCTGAAGCTGGGCTGTTCTATGGGGATACTCCAGGAACAAGTACGGTTATGTTTGCTCATAAGTCGTTTGGTTACGTAGTTAAAAACGAAACTATCCGATTGGTGGCAACGTGGACCTTCACCTTCTAGTCGAGGCGCGAAAGCGGTCTACCCGACAGAGGGAAAATCAACGTGCAAGACAACAACATCTTGGACGAGAAACTAAAACTGTAGGTTCGCTTGGTTGGCGTAGACGAGTTGTGTACATCATGCGAGATTTACACATGCCAACCAATCAACAGCGGTTAGCCATGTCTATTCTAAACGAGTTAGAGAAGAAGCATGGGGCTGAGTATCTCAACACACAACCGACAGACGCACTTACTAACACTCTTAAAGCTTTTAAGTTAGACTTTCAGAGAGCAGAAAGAGTTGTTTCCCCCCATCATGTCCGCCCAGGAGTTTCTGGAGTGTATCGTTCTGGGGGGAGATTAACTCAACGGTCTAGTTTAGAGCGAAAAGGGGTTCTTGATCCGAGTAAGCCACCGAGCAGTGAGCAACTTCGGATGAATATTGCCCATATTCGAACTAGCTCAATGAAAAGGCATGAGTTAGCTACTCATCCACATCCAGATGTTCAAAGGCTATACCAAGCTATCAATCCACATAAAGAAAAAATGCGGAAAGATACTGCCGTTGTATGGACATCGGATGATAAACCCTTTTATATCTTTGGGAGGATCACAAAACCTGTTCATAGAACCTCTATGGGTAAGGATTACAACATTCTATTTCCTCGGGCATATGACTACCGAGGAGGGAAAAGAACGATCCCTCTAAACCGTTTGGATGACTATGGGCGGTGGACAAAGTGGTATAACGTAATGCGTTCTAAGGATTTGTTCAAACTTACTAGATCGCATGAAGCTAAACCGATAGTTTTAAAAGGTAACTTTGACACAGTCATTAGAAAAGCACAAGAAATTGCTTGGGATGAAGCTAAAGATTTCTACAACACCTACCAAGATTACAAAAAATCCAAAGCAGCCGTGGAAGCCCTAAGAAAGATGTACCGATTGCCGACTGGAGAGCATAAACAAATGCCCCCAGAGCATAAGAAAGTACACGATATTGCTTGGGGTGTTTGGCAAGCCGCAGAGGACAAGCTAAAAGGAATAACGCCTAATCATTTAAAAGGCGAAGCAGCGGAAGAACACCGTAAAAGACTATCCCGCTTAGGGGATAGCTATACATGGTACTTATGGCTTTTAGCCGCAGAAAATCAGTATGGTGTTCGCCTTCCCGAACGGCAAAAATTGCCCGAGAATGCAAAGTACCCGCATGTTATAAACCCCGTTCAACCGCAACCACAGCATTGGACTATTCAGCCTACAGGTAGAGAAGAGATCCCACGCTGGGAAGCCGATGTCCTTAGAGGGATTGGATTCTCTCCGGCTGATTTTCGTTCTTTTGAGGTGGCCCTACAGAAATCCGGATATAAACTAGGTTACCAAGGGAACAAAGCTATTACACATCTTTGGGTGCCCTTAACTGGAGAACTCATTAACCAATATGGGTTAGATGTTTCTCCTCCAGATATAAGTGATTATGTCAAAGATGCTAATAAACAACATTCGACTGACTATGTTGTTGGTCGGACTGGTAACAAGGTTGATGTACAACATGATCTACCTATCCCCCAATATAAATTTAACGGGGGAAATCCAAGGCGAGAATTTTCTTTAATTCCTGCTATTGACTACCTTAGATACTTTGACTCGCCTAAACATGGTGGAGCTAGATTAGTTCACGGCCAGCGTTTCTTTGAAGAGCCCCCTAAACGATCCAGAACAAAAGCAGATGATGCTAGTCGTTATAGTGGGATGTCTCGGAAAACGCGAGAACGAAGTCAAAGTTACCAAATGCGAAAGTATGGTAGATCAGGAATTAGCCCTCGATTTGCATACGATATGGAACGAGTTCGAGCAGATAGAGAAAAAATTGCTCGTGAAATCGCTGATAGGATGCTTCAACAACCTATAAAGGATGCTCGTGCCGCAGTTAGCATACGTAGTAAGATCCTTCAAAGACAGAATCTTTCTACAATTTTACCTGGAAGACGAGATGTTACACACATTTGGCGTGCTCCAGAAAGAACACGAGGCTTTATTCATAGTAAATCAGGTATGTGGGAACTACCCACTACCGGCCCGGTAATGAAAACAAAAAGGCATCCTGTTACTGGGCAACTTATGAGAGTTCGCAGACAGCCGATACGGAAACGATACGTTATAAGAAGCACGGGTTTCCGCCCTGCCAAAAAACCAGTTCCGGTTACTAAATATGAATTTCATGCTGTTCCAAGACAAGCAATCGCTCCCACTTGGGAGGAGTACTGGGAGAGCATAATTTCTAGACCAAGGAACGTAACCATTGATGGTGAGACATACACAACGGCGGATGTAGAAAGACATAAGAATGATTATAAACGAGAATACGATCAACGATTACGTGCCTTTATTAGAAAAGCCCATTCTAAGGGATTTATTGTTATTGATGGGACCGATGATCGCTATGAGTTAACTCTCGAAGGGAACACGATTACTCGGGTAGAGCGCCCTTAAGACGACGAGGAGAACTAAATGCCTAATATTTATGAACCAGTGATCAATGTACTTGGTTATGGTACTGTTGGCCCTAGTGGTGGACCAGGAACTGTAGAGCTTTTTGTAGCCACAGACATTTATAGGTACGATATTGATAATCGTCCTTTAGAACATCTGGTTGACAATGATGCAGCTATTAAAGCGGCTACAGATGCTCTTGTTGGGGAAATTAGAGACGCTCATTTTGGTCGTCTATGGCCGGATGGGGTGGCCGATTATGACCACAACACCCTGGATACTCGTCTTGATAATATGGACGATTTCCTACAAGAGTTCTTCGAAGTTAGAAATGTTCAGTACTCTTCATTTATCCAGTTTTCTAACTTCTTAAAGGAACGATTCACCAGTGGGTTCATGAACGGCCCGTTCCCGGATAAATTTATCCGGTCTAACTACTCTATGGAGAACAACGAAATGATGCCTTCTCCATTTGGTGGTTTTTATGTCCCAGAAAGAGCACAAACAGTACGTGATACAGATACCCCAGATGAAGATACTATTCGGTTGCTGGGGATTGAAACTCGTATTGAACAGGATGGTACTAGTTGGAAGGGTAAACGTAAGCCTTTGTACGCCCACGTAAATGGGTTCATTGTTCCTATGCTTAACGAAGCCGGAGGAACAAAGGACGCCTTAGAAACCATTGATGGTCGTAGAGCAAACGGAACCTGGGGTCCAATCCACATTAACTTCCCTACCGCTCCGAGCACAGGACATCGGTTTGACTTCGCTTTCTTAGAGGTTTGGCAGAAAGAAGTTATTGTAGGTAGTGACTGGTTCTACCCATATGGTTCTCGTGACTGGTCTGAGTGGGGCAAGGAAACCTTAGCAGTTACTGCGGGTGGTGCTACCCATTATGAGGGTCAAATTGACGACCGTAGAGACATGGTCACAAAAGACGAAACAGGCTGGGAATTCTACATCATCCTTCTTGATGACCCCAATGATCCCATTGATTGGACACTCCGAGATGGTGAGGGTAACGGTCTTGGTGGACTGGTACCTAATACTTTGGGCGATCCTTGGGGTTATAACATTTCAGGAACGGTTGATCCAAATACACTAGAGTGGTCACTAGACTTTACGGGGGTTGTCCCCCCAGATGGAAAGTACATTGTTGTTTCTCTGAGAACAAAAGGATTTGAAAACCCAGATAGAGATAACGTTCGTGGGACCATCAGTTTCTTGCCGAATGGTAACTATCTACAGATTCAGCATCGTATTCGTGTGGTTCCTGGGGTAGACTATGAGAGTTACCCAGAGTGGTTCCAAGATCCTAAAGTGTTAGGTCGCGGACCAAAGGACGCCCCCGTATCTAACTACTTCTACCGGAATTCTTTGAATGACTTCCATGACGGCTCAATGTACCATGCTGGTAATGGAAATAGTGCGTCTAAGGTTGCTCTGGGAACACTAGATGGGTATATCTACGCCATTCCTATTTGTGTGTGGTCTCGGTATAACTCTGGTCCTTGGACTATCTTAAACCAAAACGGTGGCGTAGACCGCCCAGACGGCGGACATTTCAATAGTATTTCGGATAAACAGTTGATCGACCTCCGTCCAGTTATCTTGGCTGAGCGATACAACTTAGAAGCCGCCGCAGAGAATACGCTAGATCGTATTCTCCGTGGGGAACATCATTCTATTTTCGCTGAAGGCATGACTGACTATGCAGACACAGATACCTGGGTAGGTAATGGTTCTTGGGGAGTAGAGGTACCTGAGCTTTGGCGAGTACTTCCTAAAGCAGGGACAGGTTTAACCTCGGGGATAAACACTGTTAGAGATATTGGTCTTGCAGATAGTAATGACCCAACCGATGTTGGGCCTTGGCCGCTACCTATTTATGCTGCACCTATTGCTTTCCATGATGGTATCCGGCAAATCTTCTCTCCACAAGAAGAAGTACAGCAGGTTCCGATTCATATTGAAGATGTTAGTACCTCAACAAACGCTCTTCCAGATGAGTTGGTTACATACAACAACGTAACCAAAACTATTACTATCAGTACAGAAAGTGCTGATGTTTCAGGTGCATACTTATCGGCTCTTGGAGGAGTAGAACGAGTTATTAAGGGGGCAATTGTCAATGATAGTTACCCAAGACTGTTTTGGCGTGGTAGCCGTCAGCCGGTTATCTTAAGTACCCTTTGGCAGGGATTGGGGACTCGTACTGCTACCGCAGTTATTGATGACACAGCCGCTTCTTTTGTTCCTAATGGTGAAATTGATGGTTTTGTAGATCTTCTTTACCCCGAGTCTACTGGTATTGCTCGTCCTCTAAAGCAAGTGGACTATGTAGAAGTTAAAGACGGCGCTCAAACGTACAAAACGCTGGTCAAAGGAAACGATGATGGTTCTCCAGACTCTAGCGACATTGTAAAATGGAAGCTTGACAACGGGTTAGAACCAGGATTCCAGCTTCCAAGTGGTGCTTGCTCTAGCCCGGATAACCTGTTTATTTATGTTTGTGATAGCGCGAATAATCGGGTAGTAAAACTGAATGCTTCAACTTTAGCTCAGGTAGCCCAATGGCCTACCCCAGTTAATTACCCTGTACCTTCAGTGTTTAACCTTTCACTTCATCTGAAGTACCCTGTAGATGTAGCAGTACATGAAACATCCCCAGGTGTTTGGGATGTATACGTAGCAGACCGTGAAGACCATAGGATTGTTAAACTGAACCAGGACTTGAATGGTTATTTGGGAGCGTTTGGTACCTCGGGCATCCTGACAAACGATCCTTTTGACACTGGGGCATTAAACTCTCCTGAAGGTGTCACTGTAGACAGTTCGGGAAACGTTTTTATAGCTGATACTGGGTTATACCGGTTGATTAAGCTTAACTCTGGGCTGACTTATGTTACCCAGCTTGGGGATGGTGTTAGTAACGCCAGCCAAAATCAGTTCGTCAACCCCACAGGTTTGGATGTGGGTAACGTTGGTGGTGATGACTATGTCTATGTAACTGACCGGGATCGGTTAGTCCAAGTAGACGCTACTAATATGACCACGTATAACGTTATCGGGTCTGGTAATTCCGAGGCAATGAACCGTTTCTTCCGGCCACTGAGCAACTCTTTCTTTGGCTTTGCTGAGGATGCTGCGGGGAACAAGTTTGCTTCAAACTGCGACCGAGGAGTTCTCTACAAGTTTGATGCTTCTTGGAATGTTATTGCTTCTTGGGGTGAGGATGGAGTTAAAGCTTGGGACGATACCCACCTATCTCACCCATTAGACTTAGAATATGACGAAGAAGCAGGGCTTATTTATGTTGCAGACGCCAACCATTCTACTCCAATTGATGACCATTGGAGAGCAACAAATAATACTAGAGTAGGTATTTGGAGAGCTTCTGACCTCCATTTCTATGGTTGGCTAGACATGGTCCCCTTCCTCCCTGCAACAGCAATTAACCGATTCACTATTGGTTTGGCTATCGTGCAGGATGCGGGGCTTAATGGCAAGCTGTACGTAAGCTGTGGTTCGAATATTATAAAATTTGCCCTCCCAATTCCTGCACTACGTAGTGAAGCCGTAGATGCTCAGAACGGTGTCGGTGGGGCTACTCCTTGGACAGTGGACTGGGTACTTACTCCAAGTACCCCAGGGTTCTTAAAGAGCACTGGAGACTGGTTCCAGCATGTTAGAGACCTTACAGTTACATCTGCTGGGGATATTCTTCTAGCGGGTGACCCAATCCGAGGAGAGGTTGTAAAAATTGACCCGACGACAAACCCTCCAACATTCATTGACCGACTAGTTGTGGGGCGTAATACTCCGCCAGATGCAGGTAATGATCGTTACTCTGCTCCATTTGGACAAGTACTAAATGCTGGTGAAACTCTCCTATTCACTGGTGGGGGTAAATGGAATGATGGAGCAGTACCTAACTGCCTGGATAAGTCATTTATCCGTGTAATAGACTTTGTTTCTACCCCGATGACTATCGTTGGTGGGTATTTTGATAATGAACACTGGGTGGAGGGTGTCTCTGCGGATACAGCATCCAGAGCTACTACCGTGTTTAACATGAAGCCAGATAAAGATGGCAATATGTGGATGTTGCTCGACTCAGACACATTGCTATATGAGCAGCCGTTCACTCCTTCCGCAGGAGATATTTCTGCAAACTTTATTTACTCTGTTAGTGAAATCCCGGTAACCATCGACCTTGGACTAGCAATTCCTTGGTTGAATGCTCGGGCAGTTCATTTTAAGAACAACATTATTTATGTTACTGACGTGGCAGCCAATACCGTTACTGCTTTCGATGCTACGAGCTTGATGGTACTTGGGCAGGTTGGTAGTCCTGCAATGGTTAACCGAGGTATGGCTTCTACCGCAGGCCCCTCTGGTGTTGCGGTTATTGGAAACCGTATATACGTCGTAGATACATATAACAACCGGGTGCTCACAAGCTACAGACACTTTCCTTATGTTGAACGAGGAACTGGAAGAGTGCAGTTCCTTATCGCTCCTCCAGATACAGCTATGACCACATTCCAAGCCCGGTATACGCCATACCAAGGTAAGTGGGACAAGTTGGCTCGGGTAGGCCCTGTGTATGGACGTAACTTTGTAACGGATAACAACCTAATTTATGTCACTACTATGGGTAGAGGGACACCTACACGGGTATCCCCGGATAGTGGATTGAGCTTCTATTCAAACATGATCCAAAGAATTCCTTGCCCAATTGATGTCCCAGAGAAGTCTCCTCGGGTTACAGACGAGTATCTTTTTGCCCCAGAGCTTCTTCCGATTACAGACGTTGGTGCAACTCCTTTCTTGCGGCTTCCAGTATTGAATAGATATCCTTCTTCTGCCCAAGAAATGCAGCCTCTGTATGGTGGTGGATCTCGCTTTGATTTTACTAGGTTCTTCTTCCTGCAAGGACCAGGACGAGGCTGGGCTGTTGATGAGTCTGGAGCACCTACGAATACTCCTCCAAGCTGGACACCAAGAGGGTACTATGGAAATGGTGTATTCCCTGGCTTTGATACCATGATGACTTTCCCATTACAGTCAATTTCTATCCCAAGAATCCTATTCTCTTCTATGGTGGTAGAGCTTGAAGGTGAGGGATACTTACTGATCTACTCTTGCTATCGTTCAGCAGCCGGGAACGTTATAAATGATGGTTCCCCAATCGCTGTAGATGTCTTTAAACTTTTTGGTAACCCAGGAATTAAAACGAGGTATTAATATGCCCTATGCTATTTTTTCAAAACGGACACGGATTATTAACCGAATCGTTAATGATCTAACTAGTCTTCTTCCAAGTGAGTCTATGATTGAAGTAGATGATGAGATCAACTACCCTCGGTTAACAAAATCGCTTATCCAAGGGCAAAATATTAACACTTTAGGCTGGCCTCTCTTCGTAGAAGATGGTTACTCTGTTGTAATGCCTACTTATGTTGACCGGGTTACAGATGTTGATGGGCGTCCCTTCACAGTTAAAAACCGACCCGTTTTTGTCCAACCACAATTTCCTGGGGGTGGGGGACAAAAGACAATGTTTGTAGACATTAACTTTATTAGCCATCCTTTTGGTTGGACCGCAGAAGAACTTGCTCAGGTTAAATACCAATCGGTGCTTTCCCAAAACCATCCTTTTGAAGTAGTAATTGGGGAAGAGTGGATTGATAATGCCCATATTGATGTTGGGAGTTCTTCTGGTTTCTTCCTAAGCGAAGGACAGCTTTGGTTAGCCCCAGCCGCAGAACTTATTACCAAGTATTTCTCTTTCCGTGTTGATTCTAACTTGGATGTTGCGGTCGCAAATGCTAATAACGTGGGGCAAAATACTTATATCTTTGACACCTACTTCTTGAATATCTCGCCAGATATCCCAACCGGAGTTAAGGTTGACTGGAGTGGTGTTGCATTTGGTTCCGGAGACCCAGGTACAGATCCAGGGTGGAACCCCGCAAAAATAGATGAAGAGACTCCAACCACAAACGTTGGAGACACTATTGCAACACCACTGAGATCTATTAGACTTCGATTTAGAAATCGTACAAGTTCAGTACTTTCATTAGAAAACTACGTGCTATTCCTACGTAGTCGTAATTACAGGCTTAAGTAAGGGGGAGATATGGCATTTACTGCTATTTCAAATGCAATTCCTAAAGCAAGAAACCAGTGGAACCCTAATCGACGTGGGGGACCAAACGAGCAAGAAGGAGATGAGGAAGGTGGGGGTCTAGGGCCTAAGTGGGTACCTAAACCTGAAAAAAAGAAATCTCATTGTACTGATGGGTATGAGAGAGTTCGTGTTCCGCTACCGTGGGGTGGGTATGGGTGGACTTGCGAGAAAATTAAATCTGGAGCATCTGCTGCTCATAATGCGATGGTCAAGCAAGTTACTGGTGTGCGACAAATAACTCCGGTTTCTGGTGCTGATTTGCAGGATCGGAAATCGTCTTCGAAACTAGCAACAAAAAGCTATACTAAGATCAACCGGGTTAGAAATGATCTTAATGAAGATATTTACTAGGATTAATCATGTCTACTCGTGAAGAAGTTCTAGAAGACGTTATGCAGAAGATTGCAGAAGAGCATGGAGTTGAAACCATGGCTCTTGATTGGGCGATTGTAAATCGACTCTGGGAAATGGAAGACTCTTCTGTGGAAGAGTTAGAAGAAAAAGATAAATAAGATACTTTGGTTGTAAATACACTTATATAGGAGGTTACAATGCCAAGATGGTCACACGTAATAGTTCACCATTCTTTTACCGGAGACAGCACGCTTCCTGATACGGTTGCCATTAAGAGATTCCACACGAGTTACCGTGAAGGCGGTAATATTATAACTGAAGAAGAATTTTTTAAAAAGCAAGAAGAAGGTGTCCCTGGGCTCGTTCGTCCTTGGAGGGATATTGGGTACCACTGGTTGCTGGAAACGCTATCAGACGGCGATCCTTGGCTTATTCAAGGCCGGTCTATGATGATGCATGGGGCGCACTGTAAAGAGCAGGGGATGAACCGTCGAGGGATTGGTTTGTGCATTGTAGGAAATTTTGATGAAGCACCACCACCCGAGAAAATTTTTGAAAAGGCGGCAGACGTGGTGGCTTGGCTTTGTCGCATGTACCGAATTCCGATAGAGAATGTTCATGGGCATAGAGAATTTGCTACGTACAAAAGCTGCCCCGGAGAAAAATTTGACTTAGATTACTTCCGGGAAAGAGTAACAGATTATCTGTCTATTTGGTCTCCAGGGGGGTAGATGGAAGTCCTTATTATACTCCAGGGGTTAGTAGACCATATTTCGATCCAACATGTACTGGTGTTGAATCTTATTGGTTGGGGTATAAAAGGAGTTATGCACCACAAAGGTTTAGAGGATTGGACGGATATTATCCCTATAATTCTTGGAGTATTAGGAGTACTTTTAGCTTTTGTAGACCCAATTAAATACCCCGGTAATTATATTATTTTTGGGTTGGCAAATGCTGGATTAGCATGGCTATTTCATAGAGTTATTAAAGATGGTAGTACTATTATTAAACAGGCAGTTAAGAAAAAATAGATGTTTAATACTGGCGTTTCCAAGTTTGAGTTGGCCTTAATGATCCCAGGGCTACGGAAACGATTGAAAATTGCTCTAAAAGATGGTACCCTTGATGTTGCTCGTGGATTGGATGTTGCGACATGGCTGTTATGGAAATTTCATAAAGCGTCGAATAAGCAATATGAAGAATTATTTTTAACCCTAAGTTGTGCCTTTAACAGCACAGCGAACTTGATTGATCATAAGGAGGAAAAGATGAAGTTCGAACTTGGTATTACTGTTGGTGAAATCACGGCTATGCTTCCGGCTATTCTGAGTGAAGCGTGGATGCATTATTCTGATGACAAGAGAATCTCTGTAGATGAGGGGATTCTTCTTGTTGCAACAATCCTAGAGCAAATGGCCGATGCTGCGGATGATGACATGGTGGTCGATTTCTTCGAGGCTCAAGCTGCGGCACTTGCAGCCCTGGCTCCTTTCTTTGTGGAAGAGGCAGGAGAAGAGGATGAGAATGATGACGATGGTGGCGAGGAAGAGCCGCCAACTGACCCCCCAGTATAAGAGACCTTTTTATGGGCTAAAACAAGCCCCAGGTAACCTGGGGCTTTATTTCTACCTATTTTACTTTGCGCGAAATGGAGGATTAGATGGACATATTACAGTTGGGGTGTAGATTATGAGTACTAAACCCCGTCAAATGGTACACACAAAAAGAACAGAAACCGGCATCGAAGTATCCTGTGAGCCGATTATTCATGACAACATCGAAGCTACTTGGGTAGACAACAGTGGTATTAGGCATATTGGATTTGCTACTGAGGAAGAACTTCGAGCAGTTGCTAATGTCCCAGATGAGTATCTCTGTGTTGCTTTTAAACCCAATAGCTGGCCGGTTCAACAGAAAGATTCTGAACCATTTGTAGCCCATCAATCTAAAGCAACTTTTGTTCCCCCGAAACCGGGGAAGTTTGTTATAGAAAATCTTTTGGCAGAATTAGAAAAGAAATCTCCTAAAGTCCCGTATAAACATGCTCCTAAAAAGAAACAAAAACAACGTAGGATGCTCGAAATTTCTATTATGGACCCTCACGTTGGTTTGGAATGTTTTAGCCCTGGAGCGGACTTAGATTATAATTTAGAAATCGCCCGAAATTTGTATCTGTATGCTATCCATGAACTACTCGCGTTAGGGCTACAGTATGAAGGCATAGAAGAGATTCTGTTCCCTATCGGGAATGATTTTCTTCATGCTGAGCCTATTGTTATGTCTAAAGGAATTGGACATGGTACGGCAGGAGGTACAGCACAGCCCGAAATGATTGCATGGCATCATGTATACATGGAAGGGGAGAAAATGCTCCGAGAAGCTATCATGCTCCTTAGGGAGATTGCCCCAGTCCATGTGTTAGAAATCCCAGGGAATCACGATAGGTACTCTGCCTTTACTTTAGCCCGAGTAATGAACGCATATTTTCATAATGATGAAAACGTTACTGTTGACTGTGACCCCAGCCCTTATAAGTTCAAGAGGTATGGGGTAAATCTTATTGGGTTTGAACATGGTCATAGCGTGGCACAGATACGGCTTGCTGCACTTATGGCAAATGAATGCCCTAAAGATTGGGCTGAAACAGAGTACCGCGAATGGCACTTAGGTGATCAGCACAGAAAAGGATCAGCTAAGCCTTCTGTTCTTGAAGAGCAAGGAGTCTCCGTTGAGTTTCTCCCCTCATTAACTGCGCCAAATGAGTGGCACCGTATTAAGAGCTTTAACTGGCAGAAGCGTGGAGCAATGGCATGGGTATGGGATCACACGGCTGGTCCTCTTGCCCGGTTACAGGTAAACATTGACCGTAAGACAGGTTTACCTTATTCTTAATAATAATTTGTAGTATAATACTCTTCCGGAGGTATTAATGACAGAGTTTTTTGCTGCGGTAGTCAATAACTACTGGGCGGGATTATTTGTCTTGGCAATAGTTTCTTTTATTCAAAATATGGCTTTTACAGCCGTTTCACGGAGTCGAAATAGCGCAGATATCTGGTTTCACTTTAAGTGTGCCCTACTTAGTAATGGTATCTGGTTAACCTGTTACATGTTCATTATGAAACAACTTTGGCCCGTTTTTGACGCTGGAGAAATCTGGCGTTTCTTTCCTTTAGCCTTTGTGTATGTAATCTCTACTGCCTTTGGTAGTGTTTACATGATGCACCTTGCTTTGAAGAATGAGACAGGCAAGAAAAAAGTTGGGGCACAATTAAAGGATGAAACAGCGAGTCGATTGGACGCCCTGGAAAGTAAAGTAGCTCAACTGGGGGCGAATTTAACTGGATTGAATTAAAACTAGGAGGTAATCATGCCAGTTCCCGTAGTGTCAGTTTTGAGTTTTGTGTGGTCTTACGTTATCCCCGTACTTAAGGATGGGATGGCTATTATTAATAAGGGAACCTACAAGTATATTAAAAACCGGGTAGACGACGCAGATGTTCTACCGTTGTCCGGGTTTGAAAAGCGGACTAAGGTATACGGGGATACAATTGAATGGTTGAAGAATCAGAATGTAGACCCTAGCCTCTATTCTTCTGCATTTGTATACCTGCTGATTGAAATTGCTGTGGCTAACCTTAAGAAGCAACAGAAGAAGCTTATTAAGAACTCATAGATAGTGTCTTGATTTATTATATTGGAGGCGTTAATGAATACTGCTGATTTGCGAGAGTATATCTATCAAAAGTCTATGGAGCACTTTAAGATCCCGTTTACAAGGCAGGAGACACATCTTCTGATAGATCTGTTTATCGAGGGGATTACAGAGGGTCTCGTAGAAGACGGTAAAGTAGGTCTCAGAGAGTTTGGAAAGCTGGAACTTGTCTCTCGAAAAGGGAGAACCTACAAAGTCCGTGGAACCGAAGTCACCGTTCCTGATCGTAAGACGGTAGTCTTTAAGCCAGGATCAAAGCTATTCAAACGGATTAAAACTAAGTAAAGGGTTGACAACAGAGAAAAGTCTGTTATATTTATAGCTGTGGAAGGCGGTGGTTACCTTCCATCAAATCTCCAGGGCAGGCACCGGACCTTTACTCCTTTCATCCGGTGCCTGTTTTTTTATGCTTGACAAACTTGTTGGTTGCATATACACTGTCCTTATGAAGTTAGGAAGAGACGACGACGGTAAATTAGTTAGCAAGCCCCGGTTGCCTGCGCCGCTACACAAGGCGTACAAGGCCGGAGATACCGTTCGTATTGAGGTACGACGGGACAAGTGTAAGTTCCTCACCCCATATCCCAGCCAAGTATACAGTGCCCTTTCTGTTCCAGTACCAGGGTATTTGTTCACTCCTTCTTATAAGAATAAGATGTGGGATGGAAGACACAAGTTTATCACCAAGGCAGGATACTTCCCTGTTGGGTTACTCCCCGTGATATGTGCTATTCTAACTACGGGAAATAACCCTCTAATTGACGAGGATAAAGATGACTATAAAGTGCTTGCAAATCCCGTTCAAAAAGTGTCCATAGCTCTCACAGATGAGGTTAAAAAACACTTTCATCCGAGTCTAGTCTATTACTATATTAGTGATGTGAATATCCTTCAATATCTCAACCCTGAAAACGGGGAGTTTATCTACCCAACAAAGATATTGCTTGGGTGGAAAGAGGTACGAGAAGTAAATCCCCTAGCACGTCAAATTCTTGACCTTGCAAAATCCCTTCGAAAGTAGACAGTCCGAAACGCGCCAGCGGCGCGATGCGGACCTTTTTGTGAGGATTCCCCTTAAGGGGAATCCGAATGAAAAGAGGATAAAGGAGGGGGGAGCTATATAGTATTATTATATAGTTGTCCTGAGGGGGGAACCATTAAGGATGAAAAACACTACTTCTTGGGGGGTTGACAACCTCTCCCAGCGATGGTATCTTAATCCACCCTGGAGGGTTCATGACGAAGGCTATAAAGCTCCAAATTACAAGCTGGCAGCAAATAGCTGATCACTTTTCTGGCCTCCAGCCTATTGCAGATTTAGAATCCCAAAACAAAATTGAGTTTCGTAACTATCAAGCTTTAGCAGTACTTGCAGTTCTCTTTTCCAATTTTAGAGGAGTAGTTCGTGCTGCCACAGGGAGTGGTAAAACTCTAATTTCGGCAGCTATTTGTGGGGCTATGCTTCCTCAGAAAACATTGGTTATGATTCACGGTAGAGAGCTTGTAGCTCAAACGTACCGGGAGTTTTGTCGGTTTTTGGGTGAAGAGAACGTGGGGCTTATTACATCCGACGAGTTTAAGCCAGGAAACGTAACTATTGCATCTATTGATACTTTTGGGTTCTACATGGGCGAACTCCCGACCAAGAAAACTACAGGGGTTCCTATCATGTCCCCTGAAAAGTTTGGGGCTCTACAACAGAAATTTTATGCCTATCTTGAAGCTGTTGATATGCTTGTCTTTGATGAGGTACACCATGGTTCTGCTGATACATGGCAAACGATAGGCAAGAATTCAAAGGCTTTTTATCGTGTGGGGCTAAGTGGTACCCCGTTGAAGAACGATGAACTGTCGGACATGCTGATGATGTCTCTTGTAGGACCAGTTATCTTTGACCTTAGTGCGCCCTGGTTACAAGATCAGGGCTACTTGGCTCAAGCAAAATTAATCGTAAAAAAACTTGATTTCACGTCCCCTACAAACCGTACAATGAAATGGCAAGATGCACGTAAAAAATTACTCGTTGAAAATTATGAAAGAACCGTCCACATTGCAAACGATATTTCTGAAGCAGTCAAAAATGATAAAACTCGTTTACTTGTTTTAACAGGAAACTCCGTAGACTTAGCTGAAAGTTTAGCAAAAGAAGTAGAAGCATTAACTCGTCCACTAACTCGTCAACTTAGAAAGTCCCCGTTTACTTTGATAACCGGGAAGATGTCTTCTAAAAAAGTTTCAAAAGCTTTTTCTGATCTACGTTCTGGTAAACTACGCTGTGTGATTACTACTAAGCTAGCCGATGAAGGAATTGATGTGCCCGATATAAATCTTCTTTATCTAGTAGGGGGTGGAAAAGCTTATGTTTCCACCGTCCAACGGATTGGAAGAGGGCTTAGAGTTAAAGAAGATGGCACGGAGCTTGTGGTAGTTGACTACTTTACCGAGGGAAATAAGTACCTCGAAAAGCATGACAGACAGCGTTTGAAGACGTATGAGGAGGAAGACTTCTTCCGGGAAGTGGTGGTACAAGATGCTCCATGATTATGATAGTTCGGAGCTTGTACCCGTGTATGCACAGGAAGATGATTGTTATAGGTATTGTCTTGATTTAACAGAGATTAGAGTTCAGCGGTTAGTACTAACCTATGTTGATTATGTAGAGCAGAGATACGGTATCGTGAATATTGGAAGAACAACGTATCGTTCCGATAAAAGAGGAAAAAGTCTTCGTACCATGCGAAAGACCGAAACCCTTGTTAAAATTGTTGATAGTTTAAAAGGTAAAGATCCCGCCCACTTCATATCTTTTGTATTCGAGATATGGGAGGGGCGGGATCATTATGATCTTTTCCTAAAAAAGGATCGTGTTTGGTCTGGGGTGGCATATCCTTCTTGGCAGTATATTCTTAAAAACTGGCATGAGCTTGTGCAGGCGTTCTTAAACGTCCCAAATTACCAGCCTAAAGGATTCGTCCCGGCTGATGTTATTGACGATAGATGGCGTGCGGCTATTGAAGGTCGTGTTAGTCGTTGGTGTGCCGAGCATGACAGTACTGTGGAGCAGTACTGGCTTGAGCCTAAACATTGGTTCCCTCCGTATCTTACTTTCCAGGAGATACCTTTCGCTCAGAGTTTGTGGGATAATAGGGAGGTGGTCGAGAAGAAGATGGGTTCTTCTTTAGAAGATCTCCAGTACTTTTTATTCGACCTTCATCAGGAGCCTGTTAATTTACCTATTTCTAGGATGGAAGACATATAACCACGGATAACTTGTAAAGGAGATCAAGTGCCAAATAATCTAGAAACCTTTTCAGCAGAATTCAAAAGAGATTGCCTAGCTTTTCTACTTCGAGATCAGCTTGCAGCTAAGACAGTGTTAGCCAACCTTCCCATAGACTTCTTTGAATACGATCCCGAGTACCATGTCATCTTTGTTGCTTTTCGAGAGTTTATGACTAAGTACAAGGCTCGTCCTTCTAGACACGAGCTTGCTGACTACATAACCGACTATGCAACCGCGCAGTCTATTGACCCAGAAGAGATAAAAGCGGTAGTCAAAGCTCTAGAAGAGGTATGGGACTGGGATAAGTTTAGCCCTACGTATGTTAAAGAAAAGCTCTACGATGCTGTTACTGCTCACCATGTTCTCCAGGTTGCTCGACAAATCGACCAATATGTTGACGATGGGGACTACGATGGCCTAGTCAAGGCTATGTCTGATGCTCGCTTCACGGGCAAAGAGCAAACACCTTTCGTTGAATACTGGCAAGATGTTCCAGATCGTGTTGAACGGGTTAGAAAGAACAAGGTACAGCATATCCCTACTGGTATGGCCTTATTGGACGAGCAGATCAATGGTGGTCTCCCCAGAGGTAGTATTGCTATGTTGATGGGCGGTTCTGGCTTTGGTAAGTCTGCGTTGCTTGGTCAGTTTGCCTTGAACGCTTCGCTTCATGGGTACACTACAGCGTATCTCACCTTAGAGCTATCAGCAGATAGTCTAATGATGAGGTTTGACTCTTCAAACTCCGGGATTCCACTTAAAGATATCCCGGTGGCAAATAGGAACCGGTTGAAGAAGAGCTTGGCAGAGGTTTACCATGCTGTAAAGCCGAAACCGGCTCCATTTTATGTACAGTACTACCCAACCAAGTCTATTAGTATCAGTCACATTGAGGGCTTCATCCAGCGTTTGAGAGAAGAGCGTGGAATCACTCTGGATCTTCTGGTTGTGGATTACTTTGACCTTCTGCGTATGGAAGGTACTTATGCAAAGAAGTATGAAGCTCTTGAGGAAAATGTAGAGATCCTTCGGGGGTTGGGCGGTCAGTATAACATGGCTATCTGGACCGCTTCACAGGTGAACCGGAGTGGAATTGGTAAAGAAGATGTAGATATGGAAGACATTGCCAGTGGTTTTGGGAAGGTCTTCCCTCTTGATCTTATGCTCGGTATCTCTGCTACCAAGCAGGAACGAATTCAAAAAGTTATGCGGTTGACTACCTTGAAATCCCGGCTTGGTCCTGTGGGAGAAATGCTCTTTGTAGAACCTGACTTTGAGCGGATGCAGTTTAATGTTCTAACTCAGGCTGAAGCTAAGGCTAAGGGGTTGTACAAGGCAGAAAGGAAGAAGGGGACCAAGTCAAGCTTTATGGGGAAGCAAGGACCATAATATGGCTCGGGCAACTAAACCGGAAAAAGTTATCCGTTTATTGGATAAGGTTTGGCCGGGTCACCCAGTGGAAAAGCAGGGGCAAGAACATATGGTTGTCTGCCCCTTTTGTGGTACAGAGAAAAACAAGTGTGCTGTAAATCCAGAAAAGGGCGTTTTTCAGTGCTGGGTATGCCAAGAGCGTGGTCCTATTTTAAAGCTCTTAACGCATTTATATAAGCTCAAGGTTATTAGTAGGCTGGATATAGAGGCAGTTAAACCGGGCTCACAGGTAAAGCTGTCTGACGTTATTAAAGTTATCAGCCCAGTAAAAAAGGCTGACAAGGTTTTGTGGACGCCTACTGTCCCCTGCGTGTTTCCTCCTAAGACATATGCGTTGGAGTGGTTTACCCCTCACAAGCTTGCTGAGGAGAAAATGCACCACCATGTTCTTGATTACTTGTACGGTAGAGGGTTAACTGAAGATGATATCACTCGTTACCGGCTACATTTTTGTTTTAATATTGGCTCCCCATACCACGGGCATGTGTTCATTCCTGCGTTAGGGGTGCATGGCCGACAGGTAGTCTACTGGACCACCCGGTCTACGCTTCCGAATCCCCAACCCAAGAGCCTACATGCTGGGAAGAAGTACTCCCGCTATTCTGCGAAAAATGTCGTTTTTAATGAGCATTTGATTGCAGGTACAACAGTTGCCTTGTGTGAGGGGCCATTTGACGCCTTTTCTATCATGGGAGTAGTGAACATGCCTGCCATTCCTCTTTTGGGGAAGCAGTTCCATGCATATCATAAAGATATTTTGCTCGATAAGGGCATTAAACGGGTCTACGTTTGCTTGGACCCCGATGCCAAGGACGCCCAGGCCAAGATAACCCGCTCGCTCGTTAGAGTGGGCATAGAGCCGTTTTATGTGGATTTACAAGAGGGTGACCCGAATGATATTTCCCCAGAAAAATTATACGCAGCCTTTAAACAAGCTGCGTATAAAATGGATGACCCTCTTGGAGATCTGTGTAAGAAATTCTAGTTACCAATCCCTGCCCTCTGCACTATTCCAACGGTAATCCCACTCACGTTGTTCAGCAGGAGTAAGCTTTAGTTTTTTTCTTTCTTTTCTGGCTTTTGCGATCTTGTCTAGTAAAGCGGCGTATTCTGGATCTTTAGTTCCAGTTTTTCTTTCATCGGCTTCTTTAACCATTTTTGGAGCTTGCCACCAAGGGGCGCTGTAGTCTACCCTTTTCCCGGTGAATTTTTGAACGGGTTTTGTGGCAAGGTCTGCAATGACTCTAGTGGTTTTAGTTAACGGCTTAACATGGATATCTTTAACGAGTTCCCCCGTGTCTAAATATCCCATTTCGTTTAGCCCCTCTTGACGTAGTTGACGTAGAGAGTATCGTAGATCTTGTTCCGCTGCTTTGCGTGCGTCAATGTAGTTTACATACGCTGCATGTTTGTTATATTTGGCCCTTGCTCGATTAGCTTTCTTTGCATGAAGTTTTCGTCGGGCTTTTCGGCTCCTTCTATTCCATAACCATTTAGCCGCTAGTGCTCCGGATATAGCACCTCCGCCAAGAAGAGCGAGTTGTACAGGGTTCATTTCTTCAAGAGATTCATTGGTTTCGTTGCCGTGAATATCTCCTCGTTTGTATTTGCTCGCTTTTTTGTGCTTGGCGTATTGTTTGCCCTTTTGGAGAACGGCGTCAATATAAGCGTTTCGTTGATAGTGGTACCAATCCTTAGCGTTCTTTATGCGGTTGATTTCAAAGGGAGAACGTGCTGCGGGAGCTACATCCTCTTCGATTCCGCCCAGCTTCCTCTCTAAAAGATTGGCTGTGGGTTCATGGCAGCTTGCCCAACGGTGTCCTCTATCAATCCGGTTAAGTCTCCGGTTTTGCTTGGCAATTTTCTTTTGACGGCGGTAACTACCCCGTTCAATTCGTTGTCCAACTCGATTACCAACAGCAGTTCCTACTTGCTGAGCACCAGCAGTAGCGGCTGCTTTACCAGCTTCTTTATAAACTGCTTTGGCTGTATCACTTTTTAACGCGCCAGCGGCCACAGAAGCCCATCCTTCATAGACAGTATCGGCTGCGGAGGAGATAATATCTTCTGTTCTTCTCTTTCGGCTTAGAAGTTTAGAAACCCCCGTAGTTGCTAGAGCACTTCCGGTTTCTTTGGCAACAAATTTTCCTGCTTTTCTACCCATGGGACTTTTTGCAAGGGAAACGGCTCCTCGTGCAATAGCGGGTAATGCTCTGGCGGCAGCGGCAACAAGGGGTGCCCATTCGTAGATGTTATCAGCGGTATTGTTGATAATGTCTTCAGTTTTCATATTTGTCCTCGCCCTGTTTCTTCTTTGTGCCCATGCATCTTTGTAGGTTTGTTTAGCATCTCGCCATATTTTTTCTCTCTCGGGTTGATACTTTTTCCAGTTTGTTCTGAACTCGTTGGTGATATCACCAATAGTTTGTGCATGACGGCGGATATCGCCACCATATTTGTACCCGAGATATCCTGCACCAGCTAGAGCAGCCAGTCCAAGGGCTTTCTTTATAATCCCCTCATAAATAAAGTTAGCGGAGTCCTCAATAAGGTTATCAACGGCCATAATATCGGCGTTTTGTTGCTTTTTCTTTGTGTTGGTTTGGTTTACGGCTCGGGCTTGAAATTTGTTTGCTCCAAGCCCAGCAACATTCACTTTGTCCTGAGCCATGCCTCGGAGAATAGAAACATGTGCATGGAAGGGCTTGTGAGCAGCAAGGTTTTGGTGCCCCTTTTGGGCTATTCTTCTGGAAAGTGGCGAGTGTTCTGTAGCCCCTGGAACTTCGCTGGCTCCTTCATAGAATTGGTAGCCTGCTCTTCTACGTCTATAGGCTTCTGCGTTTCTGCGAGTTTCTTCAGCGTAGTTTGGATCACGCATTTTGAGTTTATGAGCAAGCCAATGGGAGCCTACGTCAGCAGCAGCTTTGGAAGCGATACCACCAAGGATACCAACACCAGCAGTGATGTAGGGATGTGCTTTAGCAAATTTTCGGACGTGTGTTCCAATGATTTGTTGGTTTCCCGCATAGAAATCTAGTGCTTTTTGTGCTTTGGGGCCATATTTTGTAATGATTTCTTTACCTTTTTGGGTTTTCATTATCGCGGGTTTGACATACTGAGCAAAGTTTTCTGCTTTACTCTGAGTGAAGATGTTCTTTGCGGTCTTTTTTGCCGTGTCGTAGTTTTCTTTCCACCCCTCTGAAAGACCCTCTGATCGTAGTCTTCTGGCCCTTATTTTGGCATATTTTCTTTCCCTGTTTTCAATATCGCGTAAAACAAGGCTATCTTTTATGCGTGCTACTTTAGGAGCCATATACTGGTGTACAAAATACCCCTCAGCCCCTAGAGCATAGGGGGCATATTTATCTGTAAGCTCATCCCTCTTGGCTTTTCGTAGGGCTTTTCTGATCCTTTTAGCCATTTCAGGGTCATTAAGGTTAACTTTGTATCCTTCGTGAAGCATAGACAGACTCCTATTCCCCCTAATAAAGTCAGATAATAAAGGATATCTTTCGGGAATGTAGTTAAATTTTTTCCCAAAAGGCTTTCTGGGAATCCCAATAGCACTTTTGGGGCTATTATTAGTAATAATTAAAATTGTTCTGGGAAATTAGGAGACCGGTCCTTTAGGCCCCCCTTACCCGCCCCTTACCCCGTTGGGGGATATAGTTTCGGATATCCTGCAAAAACGCCGAGATTCAGTCTCAAAAAAATTGTAAATTATTGAAAACATTGAAGATTTGACAAATCCCAAATTCGAGGCCATTATGGATTCATGGACGAGGTGCGTCCGCGCCTCGCGCAGCAGAGCCGAAGGCTCTGCCCCGGAGTACCGCGAGGGGTTCTCTGTGTAGTGGTGCCAGCTTGTGGGAGACCTCGTCTCGTCGTCTGTCCAACGTTCCCCCCATAAATGCACTTTTGGTGCCCCTGGTGCGTCCACGCTTGCGTGGACGCTGGGGGGCAGATTCGTCAACGGCTCGAAGAACGCCCATGGAGGTTTGTATGTCTGGTAAGTTCATGACCTTCAATTCCGGTTGCGGCATCTACCTTGTCCTCCCCAACGGTTACTCGCTTTCGGTGACTTGGATGGAGGGCACCCACAGTTCGAACTATGACGAGCACATCGACCTTGGTGCCCTCAATGCCGAGGACAAGTGCCGCCAGGACGCCCAGAACGCCTACACCGCTGCCCTGGCTGCGTTCGGGGAGAAGGGTGCCGAGACCGTCGAGATCCTGATGCGGAACGCCCAGGGTGAGGCGGTGGACATGGACGGCTATACGGACGTGGACCCTGAGGGCTACTGCACCGTGGCGAAGTTCGCTGCCATGCTCGTTTGGGCGCTCTCGCAGACCGAGTAGTAGCACTGAGACGATACTTCCCAGTGCCCTTTACGGGGAGGGCACTGCATAGTGTCGTCATGGTGCGATTATCAACCTGAACCGGGGGATGTTCCCCCAGAAAGGAGCCTTAAATGGCTTCCCGTAACTTCAACCTGTTCGCCCGTCTGTATGTGGACCGCAAGACCGCCGAGGGCGCGGTGTACACGAAGGAACTCATGTCCCTCCGTGTGAGCGAGGGTTGGACCCACATCCCCCTCGTGGCCGAGGCCCTCTCGAAGCTGGTCGAGGGTGGTCGGGTGGACCTGCCGGTTCACTCCGAGGACTTCGACCTCTTCATCGAGGCCATCAAGGCCGAGCGGAAGAAGGTCCGCAACGTGGTGGCCCAGGACGCCATCGACGCTCTGCTGAAGAGGGCCTACCAGATGCGGAAGTACCGCAGCAAGGCCCTCCGCAACTCGGTGATCGAGTTGGCCGCTTGGCCCGCCAGCTAAGGCGAAGAACTACAAACTGAAGCTGCAAGTCAGCATCCGGGCCGCTCGCAAGAGCGGCTCTCTGGAGTGCTCCCGAAAGGGAGCATTGCAGAGAGCTACTAGGCCGTATAAGGCCGGAAAGGAG